GGCGTAGCCGAAAGGACCGCGCTCGCTAGACTTTCATTCCCTTCGGCGTCCACTGAAGTGAGGTACACCCACACCTGCACGGAAAGTCCAGGGCCGAGAATGCGCGCACCGGCTGCAGGGGTTGCGGTCGTGTAGAGAGAAAATCCGGTAAACTCGCTGGTGGTCGAAAGGTAGACGTTGATGCTCACCACGAGCGGGTCGGTCGGGATGTCGTAGATCGCGGTCAACTCCGTGGGATCGCCTCCCACGATGTTGAGTTGCGTAAAGTTCGGTGCAGCAGTCGGCTGCGAAACGTATGGAACCCACTCGGCATCTGCCGTCCACTGGCCGTACGTGATGTTGTGCTGCAGGCTCACGAGGCTCCAGAGTTCACGGTTCCGTTTCGCTCCGGCGACGGTGCTCGGTCGCGAGAACAAGTTCGGGCGGGCAGGCGCGCGAAACCCGAAGATTTGCTTCAGCGCCGTCTCGAATGTCGGGCGAATGGTGTTCGTGAGTGTCTGCAGGTTCCACGCGTAGTCACGGAGAAAGAACTGCGCGACCTTCAGGCGCAGATCGGTTGTCGCTGCGAGCGGATCGGTGATCCTCGTCGTGCGCGTCCCGAACCTCGCGATGCTGTTCGGGTCGGAAAGTGTCAGGCTCCCGCTGCCGCTTTCCTTGCTCTTCCCGGTTTGAACGATCACGCGATTGCGCATGTTTTTGCCGGTACGGTGACGCTGGCAGTTATAGACATCGTAGTTGCCGTCGGTTGCGGAAACGCACACTCGATCGGGCAGTTTCTGGGTGTACGGCGGCTCGGTCGCGGTCATTGTCCCGTTCCCGTCGGCGAAGAAGTTCCAGCCGACGACCGCAAATAATTCCTGGCAGTACCCGAGGATGCTGTTCGTTTGCCCCTGCCACAGCGGGTATTGCAGGCCGGTCAGCCCACTTCCACTCGACCACGCGATCTCCGAAAGCAGCAGAGGGTCGTTGTACCCCTCCTTCGCCGATTGGTTCCAATAGGCGGTCGAGGTCAACAGACTGTGAACGATGTCGCCGAGTTCGACGCCGCCCGCGCTCGTTAGGCGGTACGGGGCCGTCAGGAAAACGTCGTTGTTGTCAGCGAGCTTCTTGAGTGCATCGACCGCCACGCACTTCACGAGGCCCGCATTGCTGAAGTCGATCTGGTCGCCCATGTAACCGGTGAACAGATTTCCGCCGAGCGCGGTAAACTGACTGCCCCCGTAGACCGCGAGTTCGTCAATCCAGATCGTCTGAGCGCTGGTCGGTGTGACCGTAAACTTCACGTAGCGACCGGTCGTCTGCAGATCGCAGAACGCGAACTCCGGGATGTTCCCGGACGCGCTGTCGTCCCAGTCTCCGGGAGTGACGCCAGGGCTTCCCGCGCCGCCCACAGGACGCGCAGGCCAATCACGATAAACAAAACTATCCGTGCTGACGCTCACCTGCACAGAAGAGGGGAGCGTGCAGGTGCCGGTCAGTGTCGCGAACCGAATGGCGGCGTGCTTTACATCTTTGCTTGATCCAAGATCGACGATCAGGGTAAACGGCGACGCGCTCGGTGCGTTGAAATGGCAATAGAGCGACGGCGCAAGAACCGCAGTCGTATCAAGTACGCCGTCGGTGAGCGCCGAGAGCGCAGCGGAACTGCCGCCTGAAGTCGCGATCGTGCTGGTCGGGGTGATCCCGCTCGCGAGGTTGCTGTAGCAGTGCGCACCGACGCGCAGGACGATCTTCCTCGCCTCGTCCAGTAGCGGGTCGTAGGCGCCCGCTCCGTTGTAGTTGTAGGTGCTGTTTAAGTTCTCGCTGGCGTAGTTCCCGTCCGGGTCTGGCAGCGTAAATCCGAGCGTTGCGGGCTGCTTGAATGCCTGCGTCAGCACGAGCCCGGTGTCGGGTCCCGCGAACGGCTGCAGCGGGAATAGGTGCCACAGCGAGTCGCGCTTATACCAGAGTTCGATTTCGTGCTCGACGTGAGCGGCGATCCGGTGCGTGCGCGCAGACAGTGCTTGCGCCGTGTTTCCGATCTCCGTGACTTTTGTGCCGGTAAGCGTGAAGGGGTTTGCCATAGGTCAGATCGGAATGTAGCGGTCGCGGGTCGTGTTGCCGAGATTGACGTTCAGGCTGCTGCCCTGGCTATTGATAACCTGCTGCGCCGCCACTTTCGCGCCATCGACGAACACGTTCACGATTGGCACGTTCTGCGGCTTTACGTCGAAACCGATGTTCTGGACGGTCGGGAGTTTCCCGTATGCCGAGTAGTTGTAGGCGGCAACGTCGAAAGCAGCGGGCGCGTTGTAGTACGCCGGGTTCAGGTCCTGCGGGGTTGCCGTCGGCTTATTGCTCTTGTGGAAGAGCCCGCCGATGAGATCGACCACACCCCCCACCGCCGCACCGATGGGACCGCCGATCGCAAACCCTGTCGCAGCCGCCCCGAGCAGGTTCCCGAGATTAACGCCCTGCTGGGCGCTCGTCGAGGCGATGCTGTAGGCGGCAAGCCCGGCCCCGAGCCCTTTCTGAAGGTCGCTCTGTCCGGTGTTTCCCCGCTTCTTTGCGCCCGGTGCCTGCGTGCCGTCTGCTCCGGCTTCCAGTCCGCCAACCGCACCAGCAGCCGCCGCCGCCGCTCCCGCCCCGAGTGCCTCCGCGACGCCGCCCGTGCTCGTCAGGTTGCCCGTGAAGGTTCCGGGTCCGCTCCCCGAGAGCGTGCTGTTGAGCGTGTCGAGTGAGACGCTTACCTTTTCAAGCGACAGGATCTCCTTCGTCGTTGCAATCACGAGCGGGTCGGTCAGTGATTTCACGAACGGCTGAAGCACCGCGTTCACAATCTCGTCGCCCAGCCCCTTGAAGAGATCGCCGACATTCCCCTGACCATGTAAGAAACCGAGCACGGTTTGTTGTGCTCGGTTCTGGATCGGGCCGAGTACGCCCTGAACCTTGGCGCGGTCGAATTGTTCGAGTGCGAGGTTCGCCTGCTTGCGCGCGATGTCGGCGTTCTCGATGTCTTGCTTCGTCTTCTGCGACTGAGGCGCGCCATTCAGGAACGTAGAGACGAGGCTGAGTTGCGTGATGTCGGTGTACTTCTGTTGCGCAAACTCGGCCTGCTTGACGAGTTTCTGACGCTCCGGGAGAAGGGAACTCTCGATGTCGTTGATCTTGCGGGCGTACTTATCGTTGACTTCGGCGAACGTGGTCACGATGCCGCGCTGAAGGGTCTCTTCGGCAAGCCGCCTCTGCTGCGCCGCGTTATCTTCAAGCGCGTCGCGGAAGTGGGCAAGCCCTGCGACCACTTCCGGCAGGAATTGGTTCATCCCGCTCAGTTTGTCAATCGTGGCCTGAATGTCGGCGGCATCCGCCTTGAGTGCATCCGACTGCGCAGCGGACTGGTCGCCGTAGAGGTCAGTAGACGGCAGTCCGCGCTGTCGCGACCGAATACTTTGATCCGTCGCCTCTCCGAGATTGCGCGCCACGGCGTCGAGTATCTTGTCCCACGGGATCGACATATCTCCAAACGACGGTATCTGCCGCTCAAGCACGCCTTGGCGCTTGCTCGCAAATTCCGCCCCCGTGCCCTCTAAGCCGCCCCGAAGCCTGCGAAGCTTGTCCGTGTCACCTGACGCGATTGCGGCCGCTTCTTCGGCGCGCTGTGCCGCCGCCGATGCTGCGCCAGTTGCGCCTCCGTTCGGTCCACTGAACAGCCCGTACTTCTGGAGCGCGAGGTCGTAGTCAGTACGCGCGGATTTCTCCATGCTGTCGCGCAGATTACGGTACTTCTCTTGCGCGTCCTTGAGTTGTTCTTCGGTCTGTTGCTTACTCTCAGCGTTCGTATCCGCGAGGTTTCCAGAAAGCCCGAGCCGCAATCGTCGGCGCGTGTCTTCATCGCCCGCCGCTGCCGCCGCTGCATCTGCCGCCGCCGCTGCCTGTTTTGTTTCCGGGAAGTCGGGGCCATAAAGTTTCTTGACGAACTCGAACTGCGTTTGCAGGCGCTTCGCTGTTTCGTCGAGCGCCTCCTGGCGCGCTTTCTCGGCTTCGTCGGCTGCTTTCTGCGCCGCTTTGTCGGGAGGCGGAGTGTAGCCCCCCTTGACGTGGAGTGTGCTGGAATTTGGGTTTGCAGGCTGAAGTCCGGAATTTCGACCGAAAGATGGTGACTGGAGTTGCCCGTTCAATCGATCGTATTCTGCTTGCATGGCCGCAAGATCAAACGTTACGTCGCGTACTCCGGGACCCGCCAAGGCACCCTGCGTGGGCGCAAACTGCATAAACCGCTGAAGATACCCTCGTTCCTGGACCGTCTTGTTGCGATACAGATCGTACACGCCGCCGTCGTTACCGAAGTGTGCAGCGCCCCCGAACATTTCGGTGGTGGTTACGTTTCCGTGTACGCCCGCTCCTCGCGCAGCCTCAAGCATCTCCTGCAGAGTGGCGCGCTGCATCCTTGCCTGGCTGTTAACTGCTCTAGGGTCGCCGGGGAACGCACCTCGCCCAGACAATATGCCGCCCATTGTGCCGTTGTTCGTCGCTATGTTTCGCGACTCGTTGTTGATCCTCTGAATGCCGTCGGCGATGTCCCGCAGGAAGTTGCGCAGCCCGCTAGCGTCGATCGCATTCGAAATCGCCGTCATTGCACCGCCCCAGGCTCTTTGAAACTCCTGCGCGGTCGTGGTCATTGTCTGGCGAAGTTTGTCGGTCTCGGTAGTCAGTCCATGCGTGCTCTTTGTGGCATCGTCTAGCTTTTCCTGAATAACACGGAGGAACTCGGGATTGACGGTCCCGAAGAGCCTCCACGCGTTTTGCGTCCCACTGATCGCTTGCGAAAACTTCTGAGCAGTCGCGACCGGCATATGGCTCGCGACTTCGTTGAAGTTCTTCATCGTCTGGATAAGGTCGAGACCGCCGGAAGGAGTTAGCCCTGCCTGCAGAGTCGCGCCCTTATTCGAGATCATGCCCGTCGCGGGATTGAAGTTCTTGATGATCTGACTGATAAGTTGACCGGCTTCCGTGCCTCCCATTCGACCCCGGACGCCTTCGAAGGTGAGTGCAGAGATCGTCGCGGCAACCTGCTCAAGCGGAACGTGTGCGGCTTCAGCGATCGGGCCAAGATATTTGAGCGCCGCCGTTATCTCGGAAATCTCAGCCGCCGACCCCTTCCACATGACCGCAAGCAGTTCGCCAGCCCGCCTCATTTTCTCGCTCTGGTCAACGTTCTTGCCAAGTTGGTCGCCGAACTGGTTGTAGACCTGCAGCATGGCGCGTGTCGTGTCGCGGGCGTCGCTCTCGGTGCCGATCACGAGATTTAGCGAGGTGCGAAGCGCGGAGAACGCCGTCGCGTTGTCTTTGATCTGCGTTTTGAGTTGGTAGTACGCCTCACCAATGTCCTTAACATCAGCCCCGGTCCGCGCGGCCTCTTCCGCGATGTCGGCTCGAATGCTCGGAGTGCTCCCGCCCGGAGACACCCGCTGAACACGCGCCGCCTGCTTCTCCATCTCGCGCATTGCGTCGATGGTGCCGGTGATCGCTTTCGTAACGCCTTCGAACACAAGCCCGACGGCACGGTACTGCAGCATCGTGCCGAGTAAGCCGCTCATCGACCGACCCATGTTGTTCACGTTGTTGACCGTGGTGTTGGTCGTATTGTTGAACGTGTTGAAGTTGTTCGTGATGTTCGTCAGGCTGGAGCCAAGCTGCCCCGTCGCGCCGTTGAACGCCTGGTAACTCGACGTGAGCTGCTGGATGATCTTGTTGTGGGCGTTTAAGGCGGTATTCGCCTGCTGAAGTTGCGCCAGGCCCTGAACATCGATCGTTATAGTCGTTCTTCGGTCTGCCATTAATCCACCCAACAAAAAAGCCTCTTGCCAAAAGCAAGAGGCGAATTCAGGTAATATCTTGCGCAACTCTCGTGGGAGGGGAGTTGCTGTGTCAAAAATTTCAGACCCGATTTACGACCCGGAAGATGAGCAGAAGCCGATGTCGCCGACAGACCGTCTATCGACATGCATCATGCAAGGTTGTATGTTTGTCTTGATTATGGTCGCGATTGCAATAGTAGGGTTTATCGCACTTTGCATTAAAGGCGCGATTTGGCCTGCGCTGTAGTAGTCACTGTCGAACGAGATCGAATGCAAAACTCAAATCGTGTCTTTGTGACATCGGAATGTTTACGTTCGTCATTACCGCAGAGCCATTGAGGTGATCCGTGCTGAGGTTAGCCTCCATCGTCGCGCCTGGCTCGCTCTTGAGTTCAGCCTGTCCGGGCGAATCGAACGTCAGCCCGACCGCAAATTTATCACTGATCACAAGAGGCTGTACGCCGTCGAGCGTTACGAGATTACCCGAGATCGTCCAGAGTGCGCCATTGTCAATCTGCCACGTGCCCGAGATGACGCCGTTCGCCTGAATGGTGAGATTCATTACCCCGGATGCGCGACTGACAATATCTGTTTCGCGCCCAGACCACGTTCCGGTTCGGCTGCCGTTAAACGGAAAATTGATGATCGGTGGCCCACTTGATCCACCACCACACCCCGCAAGAATGCACAGCCCTAATAGCAAAAATAGTCGTCGCATGGCAATCTCCTTTTCAAGAGACGCCGTTTCTGTGTGCGGCCCGACAATTCCTTGTTACAGCCCCATCTCCTGCACAATGATGTCTCCCATGAGATCGGCAAGTTTGTCTTCTACCAGATCCAAGCCTTTACCTAAATAGTCGGTAAGGTCCTCAAAGTGCTGGGCGTAATCGAATCCTTCAGGGGATGTACCCGCCTTGTCATCCACGTGAACGATGAACCCGTCGCCGTCAGCCACGACATCGATGTTGTCATATATTCCTTGCCCGCTTAGGATAAGCGGCTGATCCGCCGATTTTCCCGCGACCCGCCGAAACCCCTTCATGTGCGGCTTGCGCGCGGCGTACTCGGGCGAAAGGCTGTAGATCGACGACTGCCCGAGGATCGATCGTACGCTATCCACGATCAGCGCACCCGCCTCCTGCATGAACCGGGCACGCACACGCGCGACGATCGACGGTCCAATGTTGAACGGAACGGCAGGGGTCGCAATCTTCAGCGAGATCATTTGTTCGCCTCCGCCTCAAGCCGCAGTCCGTATTCCTGGTGGAGTGCGTAGATCGCAGCGGGGCCGTGGAGCATGGTTGTCTTGTTCGTGTTCGTGTTTACGTACTCATAAGAATGCCCTTCCTCAAGGCACATTCTCAAGAACTCACGATACATCTTCAGTTCGCCGCTCGCCTGCTGCAACGCCTGGACCCGCGCCAGCCAGTCGAGGATGCCGACGCACCAATACGGTAGGTCGGGCTGGTTGATGACGATCCCGGTCATTCGAAGATTGAGCGGGTCCCCGAGCCGGTACAAACTGGAAAGCCCCGCCGTGCCGAGCACACGGCGGGCTAGGTAGGGATATCGGCGTGCGTCACCGTCGCGAGTTCTTCGAAGTAGAAGCGGCAGAGCGCCTGCAGAACGTCGTCATCAGCATCTTCCACTGCGACGACGTTCGGGAAGTAGCGCACCGAGTGGTCGTAATCGCGTCGTACGGCACGTTGAAGGGTCTCTAGCACAAATCGCTTACTGTAGGCGGTCGCCCACTGCAGCGATACCCAGGCCGCGTAAGCACGATCGATGCGCGTCTTCGCGGTCAGTGCAAGCGCCTTCTTCACTTCCTCGCCATACCGCTTCTGCTGGAACGCGAGCCGCTTCTCTTCCGCCTTCCTGCACTCTTCCTCCCACTTAGCGGCTGCTTCGATGTCCTTGACCGCATCTTCTCCCGACGTATTCGGCTTCTCGGGCACCGGGTGTTTCGCTTCCGACTCGCTCTTGATCGCTCGGAACTCGCCGTCGGCGATCAGTTCCGCTTGCTCGGTCGCAGGCTTGCCGCGTATCTCGGCCATGACCGCCGAATAGTCGGCACCGCCCTTCGAGATCGGCCTGCACTTTTTCGCAGTAAAGAAACTCGTCTCTTCGCGGACTTCATCGCTTAGGAGTGAATTAAGGGTACAAACCCATACCGTGTCGTCGTTCGGGAGCCTTAGTTCGGCCGCCGTGCGACGCGGGAACGTAGCATCACTCATAGATCGCGCCGCCTCCTATACGGCTTGATCTTCCCGCCCGAACACGCGATAGGAGCGCGGTCCAGGCGGGAAGAGGGGAATTAGCTCGCGTCCCAGCCACCCATACCACCACCGGTGTAAGTCCCGCTGCCACCGAGCAGCGCGGCGTGCGTGTAGCTGTTCTGGAGGGTGATCTTACAGGAGTAGCCGAACGATCGGTCTTTCTCGGCCTGGAAGGTCGAGTTAACCATCATCGTTTTCTGCATTCTGGTCACAGGCGCGTTCAGTAGTTTCACGCGCGGCAGGTGGACTTCGTAGCTGTAATAGAAGCCAGTCGATCCGATCTGAGCGCCGACGTACTGGAGGTTGATGCCGAATTTACAGTTCGTGAGGTTGGCCCTCGCAATCGTGTTGTCGAGGAACAGGAAGTCCATCTTCCCGCTTGCGCTAAAAACGTTGCCAACAGGGTCGGTCGGGTCGAATCCACTCCCGCCCGACATGTGGCTCTCAATGTCGCGGATGAGGTCAAGAACCCACCCAGGCTGAATGCGCGCATCGACCGCCGAATCGTTGAGCGTTACGAAGGTGTTCGAGAACCCCGACTCGTTGCCGAACCGCATGTTCCCCCACACCAGCGGACCGTTCCCGCAGTTCCCCTCTGCCACGTCGATCGCGGTCGGCGCGAGGTTGAGTTTCACCTGCTTCGTGCCATCGCCGCCAAGCTGCGAAGGCAGAAGCGCCGCGGCGTTCGTGAAGTCGTAATCGGTGTCGATGCCGCCGCCTGCCGGGTAACGGTTCGGGATTTGTCGGTGCGCGTAGTAGTCGGCCTGCCACGTCAGGACAGCGCCGTGCGTGATGTGAAGACCAGGGAAAATCAGTCCGGTCGAGAGTCGTCCGCTCGACGCATCCCCGTACTGCTCCTCCATCACAAAAGAGGGCATGTGCCGCACGGTCGGCGTGAAGACGTGCTTGAGGGCACCCGCTGCAAGCGTCGATTCAACGTCGCGCCCGAAGATACCGAGCGCCGGGTAATACAAATTCTCTGGGTCGAGCTTCGCGCTGTCCTTCCCCTGGTAATTCTTCCCGGTGAGTGTTACGCGATTGATTTCGGAGTCGCCGTCCTGTTCGTCCGTTCCGACATCCTTCGTCGTGCCATCGGAGAAGCCGCCGCCCGGCTCCGCGATGAAGAAGCGCATCGGGTTTGTGTTAACGATCCCGACGTTGTAAACGTTCGCTCCAAGCGAAGTGAGCGGTGCGGACCGGAACGCCGATTCGATGCCAAGTCCCACGATGCTCTGACGACCTGATTGCGGGTTTGCCATGTCATTCTCCTCAAACCGCCAGAGCGGTATGCATACGGTAATAAGACCTGCTCACGCGTCGCAGGTCGGGTTCCAACTGTAGTGAATGCGGACCGGTACGATCGCGATCCCTTCCGCCGATTGCTGAGTGCCGCCGCCGGTGGCCGTCGTCCAGACGCGTTCGTTCGTGATGCTCCCGGCCCCGCCGGGCATCTCTAGTCCGTACCAGTAGTCCGTCACGACGATCTGGGTCATCAGGATCACCTTCACGTTTCGGCGCAGTTGGTTGCGCATCTTCCGAGCGGTGTACTTGTCCGTCGCGAGGCACGTGATGTAGAGCGGCACGGTGAGAAGGCGCAGTTCGACGCGCCCGGTCCCCGACTGAACTTCGAACTCCTCGTCATCGGTTGCCTCTAATCCCCGCGTCCCAACGTAGATACCCGGACTGTGCCCCACACCGTCCGGGTCGTGGGACTTGTCGAAGAGGTTGACGTAACCTGCTGTTGGCGTGTCCCCGAGCGACTCGCGCTTGACGCCCGTCCAGCCAGGGGCATAAGAATTCCCGCCTGCGTAAAGGCGGGAATCGGCAGCGAGGATCGTCAACAGTTTTGCGCTTATTTTCTCGATCATTTGGTAGTCAGCACCACGAGAACCGTAACCGCTGCGAATGTGTTCCCGACGTGGTGTGGGATCATGCCCCTTACCACGCCCGTCCATCCGTCGAGCGTCCGCTTGATCTCAGAACCGTTCGAGAGCAGGTATGGGCTTGCGAGCGCACTCGCCTGGAACCGTATCTCGTAGCTCTCTTTGTTGTATTCATTCTCGCTGAGGAAGGTTTGAATGCGCTCCATCCCGGCTTCCGTCCACACAGAGGGAACTGCGGCCGAGCCATTAATGGTTGTCAGACAGCCCTTCTGCTTGATGCGCTTCGTCGCGAGCCGCTTCGCCTTCGCCGCAGAGATGCCCATGTCAGCTCATCCTCTTGCCCGCCGCGATGCGCTTGAGTTTATCGTTGCCACGGCTTCGGTAAGCCATAATCACGTTCGCGAAATTTTTCTGAAGCTGCGGCACGCTCGCGGAGTTCATCCAGTTCTTAGCGCCCCCGCTCGTGTCAACCTCAAAACTCCCGATCTTCAGCGACTCGCCAGCGCCGTCCAACCCCAGGTCCTGATACCGCAGGATGCGCGCCGTGCACTCGTCGAGGATCGCCTGCGAAACGTCGTTCGGAAGTGCCGCCGCGAAACCCCACGTCGTCGTGACGCTGATGTTCTGGATGCCGAGCGCAAAGATGCCCGAAAGCCCGTAGGAGGCCCCGAGGATCGCGCCCGACGACTGCGGACGGATGAGAGTGTTATGGCCGCGATTGTAGCCGTTGTACTTCAAGAGCACGTCGGGATAGGCAGCGCCGTAACAGGTCACGGTGAGTGGCGTGCCCGGAACGATGTCGTCCACTGGTAGTTCAGGATAGCCATTGCCGTCGAAAATGCGCGTCTCGGTCGTCGGAACGAACTGCCTCCCTGTGCCGCCCGCCCCGTGCAGTCCGACCGGCGCTTGCAGTTCACCGAGCACCTGCACGAGCACGCGCTCCGCCTGCACCCCCACCCACGTCTGATCGAGGTCTGGGTCTTGGATGTGGACCTCAAGCCCGATTTCCGAGACGTAGGGTATGTTCAGCGAATCGGGCACGGTTCTACCTCTTCCAGCCACGGATAGACGGCGTTCAGGAAGTCGTCGAATTCGGTGTCAACGCCCATATACTTCATGCGATCGCCGCGCATCAGGAACCGCGTGTAATAGCTCGTGATGAACTTCGACGCCATGTTCCCGACGCAAAACGCCTTCTGCTTCTGGATCACCGACCACAGCGCGACGTTGTTCGGCGTGCTGATGACCGCATCGCACCGCTCGGAGAGCGCGAGCATCTCCATGTTTCCCGGCGTCTTACCGATCATGTTCACGAGCCGGTCGTTCTCACAGAGTCGGTCGATGGGCTGTAATCCGGTCACGACGTAGGTATGCGGCGTCGTCAGAAGGAGGCGCTCGATCGCTGCCTTCCAGTGCGGCCAGTGGTTCTGAGAAGTCTCGCTCCACGTGCTTACCGGATGGATGTGGATTACTTTTCCGGGGCCGTCGAGACCGTTTTCAATGCTCGCGTTCCGAGCCCACCGTCGCGCGCTCTCGGGCAGTTTCGCGTCATGCCAGAGTTGCACCGCCTGTTTGTGGAACCACTTCATGTTGATGTGGGTCTGCGTGACTTTGCACGGATCTGGCAGGTTCGGCTCGATCGGTTGAATGACTGCAAGCCAATCGGCAGGTTCCGTGCCAGGGCGAGCGGCAATCTGCCAGAACCTCGGATATACGTCCACGCCGGTGATCTTGACCGCGATCACGTCGCAAACAAACTCCTGTTCACGAAACCAATCCGCGATCGAAGGGTCGGGGCCAACGTAGAGCACATTGCACAGCGGTTGCCCTGTGTGCTTGAGCATGGCTTTCATAACGCCCGCACACATAAAGGCATCGCCCCAGTGCCCGAACGCCGTCGTCCACGTGATCGGTCGCTCGGGTAGATCGACGCCGCCCATAAAACTTTCGACGAGTTCGATGTCGTCGGTCATAAACTGGTTGCAGCCGGGGCAGAGCGGCGTTTCCAGCGTCCATCGGCACTGCGTACAGGTATATTGAGCCATCTCAGGCGACCTGACCCTTCGGACCTTCGGACTTCTGCATCATAGGCGCAACAATCTGCTCAAGCGCCTCGATCCGCTTCACGAGGTCGTCAAGGGTGTTCCCGCCAATCGCCCCGCACTGCGGACACTTCCACTCCCGCAATCCCCACGGGTGCTTCTCGATATTGCATTCCGGGCACTTCGGCCCTTGCACCAGTCCCATTGTTCCCTCCCCAGAGAACGACCTAAGAAATCGGTTGCGCACCGGCTGCGGTAGGTCGCCGCTTTTCCCCGTCGGGTGCCGGTGCGCAAGGTGAGAACGACTTACGCGGCGGTCTGGATCTGGACGCCGTGGGTCGGTCGCATCATCGTGTAGCCGTAGAGCACGTCCAGCGTCAGAACGTGCGCGCCCTGAAGGTGCTGGTAGGAGTGCATGAGGCGCAGAGAAATCCCGCTCTCGGGATCGGTGATGACCGTCGCCTGCACGCCGAGGTTGCCGTCCGGGTTCTCCAGCGGACGGGAAGCGAAGAGGATCGCATCCTCCGAGAAGAACGCATTCCTGTCGTAGAGCGGGCTGGCGGCGTTCGGGATGAGCTGCGTCACTGCGAGTTCGAAGTTGTACAGCTTGCCGAGCGCGCCCGCCATCGTAAACGGACCGGCCCCGCTCGCGCCGCCGACCTGCGCGTTCGTGATGTCGTTGGACACCCCGAGCGAGTCGTAGCGCACGAGCCTGTCGATCTGGAAGAGTGCCTGCGCCTGGCTGACTCCGCAGATGCCGTACTTCTTCATGCTCGCGGGAACCTGTGCGGTCACGAGGTACCCCCACGCGGTGATGATGTTCGCTTCCGTGATGTTGCCCGCGTTGACGATCGTGCCGCCCGTGAAGGACGTAACGAGGCTCAGGAGATCGATGTCGATCTGTTCTGCGAGGGCGATGCACGCGTCCTCGACGTACCCCTGGATCACGTTCTGATTGGCGGTCGCGATTGCGCGCGACTCCACGCCGAAGGTGACTTCCTTGTGCTTGTTGAGTGTCAGGTCAACGGTCGAGGAAGAGGGGTTCTGAACCGTGTAGTTCTGGTTCTCCGCCTTGTCGTTGACCGAGAGGCTGCCGCGCTTCGGCAGGTGCAGGGTCTGCCCGACGTTGAACTTCTGCGTGCTGTCGAGATCGGTGTCCCGAGTAACACACTTCTGGATTGTCAGGTAGTTGCGCAGTCGTCCGAGTGCGACGTTCAGCCAGACTTCGGGGATGAACCCGCTGGCTTGAGAAGTCGTGATGTTGGTATTTGCCATGTCCGATTACTCTCCCAGGCAGGCAACAAAAAAGCCCCGATCGCTCGGAGCCTGTTCATCTGCCTATTCGATTGTTAGCCTGCCCGTGAGAGGGTCAGGAGGGGTTAGCGGTTAATGCGACCTTCGCGCATCGCCGCCATGATGTCTTTCTCGTTCGCTCTAAAGAAAACGGGGTCCGAGAGCTGTTCCTTGGTATAGGTCGCACCCTTCGGCCCCTGGTCGTTTGTCGGATTGGTGGGAGTGCCCACCTTCGGCCGCGCCTTCGTGAAACCTTTCTGCACAAGGTCCTCGGCGTCGGCACGGATAGCCGCCTCGTCGGTCCCGATGAGGCGCGGGATCATCTCGTCGCGCAGGTTGAACTCGCGCCCGATCTTGTCGCGTAGGGCGTTCATTCGGAACCCCTCGACTTCTGCGGCAAGTTGGTCGCGCTCTTCCTTAATGCGGGCTTCGTCGGAGAGCTTCGCTTTACGCGCCTCTTCCGCCGCCGCCTTCGACTCTTCGTCGCGACGCTTGTAGGCTTCGTTTTCCCGGCGAAGGGCTTCGAGTTCTGCCTTCCGCTTTTCCTCACGAGCCGCATACGCCTCGCGCGCTCGCTCAGCTTCCGTCTTGACAACTGCCTCGGGTTCCTGCCCGGTAGATTCATCAACCGTCTCCGCCGTGGTGTCTTCAGCGGGATTCGCTACTTCGAGATCGGCCATATTCGTTGCAACCCTTCTCCCGTTTTAGAGCCTCGGGGAGGCTTCGTCTCATGCGTTTCGCGCCTGCATGGTCGGCGCTATTTTCCTGGTGCGCTTCTTCTTCGTTAAACTGGCGGCGCTTCGTCCGCTGGTGGAGGGTTTTCAGGTGCCGGGGCCGGTGCGGGTGCAGGCGGGATAAGCGCCTCAAGAGCATCGACCTGCGCGTTCAGCCGATCGGCGTCTGCACTCTCGCCAGCGGCGATCTGTGCCTGCAGGTCGGCGATTGTCGCATCATCTGCGACCGACTTGGCTTCCAGGTCGCTAACGACCTTGTTGAGTGCTGGAATATCTTTGTCCAGCCTGTCGAGGGCATCCGTTAATAGGCTCAAGATTTGCTCCATTCTGTGCATGTACATCCCGCGAAGGATGCGGTACGCTTCGTCGATGTCGTGGGTCTTACTCATGCGCCCTCCCAATCCGGCGCTCTTACTTCTGCGCTTTCATCGCCGCCGCAGTCCCGGCGTCCTGCGGTCCCGTCTTGCTCGGCCCGGCTGGAGCATCACCTGCCCCGGCCACGCCCCCCCTGTTTCTTAGCGCCGCCTGCGTGCCCGCCTCCAGAGTGCCCGTAGGTTGCCCCGCAGTCGCCGCGTTCGGATTGCGGTTAGCTCCGTCTGTGATTGCCATAGTTGTTTGACCTTTCTGATTTGGTTCGTGCCGATATGTCGCCACGAAGGTATTTCGTAGGCTGGCACATCGGCCAACCCCCATACGTGAAGTGTCAGGATGATGCGCATGAAAAACCATCGCCACGCGTTTTCGACGATTAGCGCTGACTTATGAAACATCCACCGAAACGGCCACGGCGTAACGCACATGTAAAGAGCGTCTGCGTACGCCATTCGCTCTTCCAGAAGTCGCCAGTCAAGGCCCATCATGCCGATCTTCTTCGGAAACGCTTTACAATCTAGCGAGATGTGCCTTAACGCGTAATATGAAATGGCGATAGGTGCTCGCATGTCGCCTTCAACGCGGACAGGAATGTGATGATGCACGTTTGCCCGCAAAGGGTCAGGAACGGCTTCCATAACGATCTGGCAAGTCTTCATGGTCACGGCTTCTTTTTGACAACCTTTTTCAGTTTTGGATTAGCGGCCTTCGCTTTCGCGGAAGCCGAGCGACTCGCCGCCGCGAGTATCGCGTCAGCGCGCTCTTTGCTGACGCCCTCACCTTTCTCAATCTGCCCCGCCGCTTTCGCGAAACCGGGGTGTGCTTTCTTTGTCGCCATAATTATTTTCTCTTTCGCGCCAGAACCGTGATGCTTGTGATCGAACATCTCGGAATGCACATGAGCGCATCGATGTTCATTGGGTGCTTGTCTGTCCAACGTTCAGTCAGGGACTGAACGACGGTCACGCTGTCCTTGCACTGCTTCGCTAGAAATCCAACGGTACTGTGCTTCATGTGTTCGGCGTTCTCGTGCCATATTACATCCGTGAAGTGCTGCCATCCGCCGACGTGCATACTGTCGAGCCAATCGATCTGCACGATGTCCCAGAGTTTTGGCTTCTTCACCCAACCTCATCCTGTTCTCGAAACAACCCTAAATCGAGTTCGGTCGGCTTACTCCAATCGTGCGCCGCCACGGTATCCAGCACATACTGCGCCGTCGCGCGCTCGGTCAAATGCGTCATGCAGTGGTCGTAGCCGCGTTCGTAGATCGCAAACGACCGGTCTGGGTCGGCAAGTGCGGAGTGCAGCTTCTGGCAAACATCCGTCCCGAGGAACTCCTCACCGTCGCTCTCGACATCGTAGGCGACGCACGTCACACCATCTTCTAAGGGCGCGCGCGTGCGAATCGACAGCGGCCCTTGCAGGAGGAGCGTTCGCACGAGAACCTCGGTCATCCGAAACGAACCGGAACCGTAGCCGTCGAAGGAAACGCTTGCCTTCGCGGATCGCGTGCGGCTGAAGAACTCGTCTTGCGGCATCCTCGGAACCTGCTCGCCTGCCTGGTCATTCAGGACGCGGATTTCCGATTTTACGTGACACCCACGCAGCGCGTCCGTGATGTGCATCCGCCACGGGTGCGATGCGCCCCAGCTTACGAACAAATCCTGCTCGCGGCGTAAGTACTCCTCGCGGTCAGGGCGATCGTGACAGACCGAGAATGCGTAGAGCGGGTAGTCGATCGGATGGTACTCGCTCGGAAACTCGATGTACTTGCTGTGCTCGCGCAGGAAGTAGGGGAACGACTTGCCCTGCAAGAACCGCCTCAGTTTCTCCTGCTCACCGCAATCCTTCGTGTCGTGGCTCATGCTTCCCGGCGCAAAAGCGTTCGCGTAGTGCCGGATGATGTTCGGGAGCCGCTTGTAGTACCCGTACTCAGCACAATCGACGAATGCGATCGGCACGCTATCGTCCGGGAACGTCGGGTAGATGTATTCGCGGGTGTGGGCGGTCTGATTAAAAATCAGGACAAGATCGTAACCATTGCCGGGATTGAAGTACGTGACTTCGTGGCCGAGTTCTTGCAGGCCCCGGAAGAGACCGACTTGCAGCGGGCTCCCGCCGAGTGTCGAGAGGTAGAGTGCGATCTTCAAGCGTTCACCAACTGCCTCTCGGTTGTCCTCAAGATGTTCGGCGGCAGCGGCCCCGACTGACCCATGCTGTGCTCGTACGAAAGCCCGACGCCGCCCGCGTTGTACGGAATTCCGAGCGCCGCCCGCACTTCCGCCTCCAGCGCGTCGCGCAACTCCACGATCCGCTCAGCGCTCAGATGATCGGTGAAGACGTAGGACACGTAATCGCCAGGCACGCCTTTGTAGTACTCCGCCACGCGGTTAAAATCGACCTCGTAGGCGTGGAGACGGTCGCCGGACTTCGGCGCGGTGTACGTCCATGTTCCCGGAGCGGTCTCAGTCGCCTCATCGTAATACGGCGTTCCTGGATAGGTGCTGATCACCGTGCAATCAAAATCGTCGGGCCGCTCTTGCAGAAGCCACTGCTTCGTCGCTCCGATCGTCTCGGCGCTCTCCCCGGCGTGCCCGATGGACATTAGGGCTTTCACCTTCAGCCCGTGCCGCCTCGCAATCGCCATGCACTCGCTGTTCTGCTCGCGCGTCGCCTTCTTCTGGATGTTCTCCAGGATGCGCGGACTACCGCTCTCGAAGCCGATCAGTATCCACCGGAACCCGGCGCGGACCATCGCTCGCGCTTGCTCGTCGGTGAAGAGGTTACTCTTGACGAAGCCGCGAAGCCGAAACTCGACGCCCAATTCCGCCTGCAGTGCCGCAATCGCGTCCATCAGTTCGACCATGCTCTTGCTGACGTTGAGTTCGTCGTCGTAGAACATGAAGCCGGTAACGCCGTACCGCTCGTAGAGGTGCCGCACTTCCGCGACCACATTCTCGGTCGAGCGGGTGCGGATGCGTCGCAGCATCGGGGAGTTGCGGCCCCCACAAAAGGCGCACATGTACGGGCATCCGAGCTGTCCGATCAGCGACGTTGCGCGGTGGCTCTCGATCGCGTAATGATAGCTCTCCATGTCCACGAGGTGACGCGCCGGGAGCGGGAGTTCGTTGAGCCGGTCGTTCGTCAGGAACAATCTGCTCGCGGCATCGTCGCCGTCGATTAACTTCGGCGCATCCGGCATGAGTGCATGAAAGATGCTATCTTCGCCGTCACCTGCCACCAGCACATCGAACATTTCTGCCAGAACGTCAAACGCACGAACCGCGCGCCCCGTGATCTCATGCTTCACCTCTCGCTTCCGTGCTGCATTTACGAGCGTGACGTGCGGACCGCCGAGGATCACCTTCGCATCCGGCCGTGTTTCTCTCAGAACCGCTGCAATCTTGGCTGTGGCGGGCATCTGCGGGGTCGTCGCGGTCAAACCGAACACCGTCGCGTTCGTGCGGCTCGCGTGGTCCCGAACGGCCTCCTCGTAGTTCTCGACACCATTTAGGTCCAAATGCTCGACGGTGTATCCGTCTGCCTCCAGAACCGCCCCGACCCGGAGTATGCCGAGCGCAACAAAAACCCGAGCGTCTAAGAGGAAGACGCTCGGGGGAGTGATGAGACAGATTGTCGGCTTATTCACTTGTGGACCCATCGGAGCGTGACGACCGTCGTCCCTTCGGGTGCGGGGCCGAAAACTTCATCGACCGCCCGCTTCACGCCCTGAAAGTGATCGTGGCCGTAGTCGTGGAAGACGATCACGCCGCAGGGCCTCACTCGCGGCCACCACCTCGCGATGTCGGCGACCACATCCTCGTACGTGTGCATCGCATCGAGGAAGATCATATCGTAGTCGTCGGTCAGGCATCCCGCCGCCGTCTCGCTCGAATAGAGGCGGTATTCGACGTTCAGGAACCGCGCCGTGGCCGTCCGGAAGTCGTCGAGCGTCTGAACGCTCTCCATCTGTTCCTGCCCGGCGGAATTGGCCGAAAACGTGTCGCAGCACATCAGCGATTTCGCGGTGATCGCCATGCAGAACGCCGACAGCCCCTTGAACGAGCCGATTTCGAGCACGTCGCGGTTTGCAGCCAGTTCCGCGAGCTTGTCCATCTCGCTCGGATGGAGGAACCCTTCAATCCCTATTGATTTCGTCGTCTCAAGTAGGTCCAATTTACGACAGTCCCCATTTCTTCAGAAACTTCGGCATGAGCTTGTCCTTAGACCCGCCATTAAAGTGAAAAACACCGGGTGTCGTCCCGGTGATCCGGTTACGAATACGTTCGCCTCGCGTATCGAACTCTTTCACGAACGACGCGCTCAGGCACTGCGCCAGCTCGCACGCGGTATCGACGACCATATCGACCGGCTGCGCGATATAGGCGATCTGGCTCTGTTCCTGGTCGTCGGGGTAGATCCATCCGGTATCGTCTGCGTTTCGCCGGTCAAAACCGAGCGCATCGAGGTTCTGCCACTCTAGGCACGCGAGCATCTTCTCGGCCGGGCCACAAAAGAAGCCGTTGTTCAAGAACCGCCACGGCGACCCGGTATCCGGGAAGTGGTCGGCAAGATCAGTGCGCGGCCAGCACGCTTTTTCTGCGTTGAACACGATCGCATCGCCGTAGAGAGACGCGGCGCGCTCGTCGATCGACTGCGGGTGCTCGCAGAACACGATGTCCCAGGCGTCGCACACAATAATCCGATCCGCTTTGTTCTTTCCAGCCCGCAGCCAGTTGCGCAGCAGGTTCGGCTTGGTAATCAAACCGCCCCACGGCTCGTTCATCCCTAAAATCACAGGCTTGAACTGGAAGCGCTTCAGGCTTTCGAGGTAGGTCGAGAAACGATAGTACGGCTCCGTTGGCACGCGGCTCGAAACCGACACAACTTGCACCGATTTAACCAAGTGCGAGCCTTCCGTAGAACGCGGGACCGCAAATCTCCTTCGCGCCGCCGTTGAAGTGGAAGACGCCAGGGGCCGAACCCGTGATTTTGTTCGTGATTTCGTCTCCCGAGAGGTCAAACTCGCTCAAATCGCACGCCGAGAGCGTCTGCGCGAGTCTGCACTGCGTGTCAACGACCATTTCGACCGGTTGTTTGGCAAAAAGCGACTGATATTCACCCTGATCGTTAGGATAGGGACCGCCTGGCGGGTCAAAACCGATGCTTTCGATGTCCATCGCGTTCAGAAGCGCGAGGATTTGGCTTGCCGGACCGCACATGAAGCCGGAATTCAAAAACCTCCACGGCGAACCATTGTCCGGGAAGCAGTCGCGCAGGTCTTCGCGCGGCCAACAGCCCTTTTCACCGTTAAACACCACTGCATCCCCGAACCACTCGGCGCACCGGTCGCCGATCCCGTGCGGATGCATCGCGAAGATGATGTCGTAGGCGTCACAGACGATCAGTCGGTCGCTCGTGTTGTGCCCGTTCCGCAGCCATTCGCGAAGAAGGTAGGGCTTCGTCATCAATCCTTGCCACGTGCCGTTCATTCCGAGGACCGTCGGCGTCTCAGCGAAACGCGCGAGGCTTTCGATGAATAGGTCGAACCGATAGTACGGCTCTGCGGGAACCCGGCTTGCTACGGTAACGACTTGTGCGTTCATGTTCGCAAAAACTCCGCAAAAGCCGGATGTATGCGGACATTAGGCTTCTGTTTAATCACGAGGTTGTATGCCTGACACCAATCCAAGTCCTGAAGCGCCATGAGTGCGGAAACGACGACCGCTGCCGATCGGCTCTGTCCTGCAACGCAGTGAACCAATACGCTTTTGCCTTGGTTGTAAGCCTCTGCTACTGAACACACTGCCTTGTCGAATTCAAGGCGCGAATTACCTGGACCGTCTACGAGTTTGAAATGTTCATCCCCTATGAAGGGCGAATCAACAGCAACAGTGACCACGTGAAAGTCGCTGTGGCTGTCGCGAGCAGCCATCCAATCACCGAGACACAAGCGAGGGATAATCTCGTTCATGCCACCCTCGCCGACACAGATTCGTGCCCACTCGTCCATCGTCCGAACTTGACACTCTCGAAACCCGCCCATTCGAGCATCATAGTCACGTGCTTCACGCTGTGAACAAAAACATGCTCCGCAGGGCAGAAGAAGCGCTCACTGACATCCTCGGGCGGATTAACCATCGGAAGCATGAGCAGCAACTGCCCGCCATCCTTCAGCAGCCGTTTGCATTCGGTCAGGAACGGACCGGGATCGTGAATGTGCTCAAAGAGGTCGAGCGCGACGATCAGAGAAAACGAGCCGGGATTGATCCGCGCCGTAACCTCCGGGAAGTACCCGAACATTAAGTGCGCTTCCGGCCCCGCCGTTTCCTGGATGTACTCGCGGTACGAGCGATCAACGTCGATCCCGAAGACGGGCGTAAATCCGGCATCGTGAAGCCTGCGAAGGAGGTTGCCAGGCGCGCAGGCGATTTCAAGCGCACCTCCGCCCGCTCCCTCGATCTGCCCCATCACGTATTCGTTCTTCGTGACGCCGCACTCGCGGTGATTGTCTACGTTGAAACTCTGCTCAGAGATCGTGGATCGCCCATTCTCGTGCGTCCAGTAGTCACGCTCGTAGATCGCCGCAGGGTCCACTGGAGCCATGCTGACGTACGTCCCACACAGCGTGCAGATTTGATAGTCCTGCACGCTGCACGGACCCAGATTGTGTGCGCATGGGATGATCGGTGTACGCGGGTCTTCGGCTATTGGCGCTGCTTTTCTCCTCATCCTGGCACCTGCGGTTCCGGGACCGGCTTTCTGCCGATGTACAGGATACTGTAGCAGTCCGGGTTGTCATCTACGAAGTCGTCGCGGATCGCCTCGTAGGTATGGAGATAGGCGGTCAGTTCCCCGACGTGGCTCTCGTGGCGGTGGTTGCCGTTGTCGCAATCGTACGGCGGGTTCGCCTCCAAACCGCGCAGGACATTCCGACGGAACCGCAGCCGGTCCGGGACCGCAATCAACATGTACCCGCCCGGTTTCAGCACACGATCCCACTCGCGCAGGACTGGCCCCCAGTCCGAAAAGTCTTCGAGGAGGTGGCTCGCGTGCACGAAGTCGAGCGTGTGATCTTTGAACGGGAGGTCGGTCGCGTCTCCCTGATAGTGGATGTCCCCACGCTCGCGGTTCGGGTTATACGACTTGAACTGCTCGTCGGGGAGATCGAGTTGGATCGCCCACGGCGCGATTGGAGACCCGTCGCTGCCAAGATCGACGCCGTTCCCTTGAACGTACTCGGTCACAAGATGACGATGCCTGTCTGTCTCGCTCATCGTCCCGTCTCGACTTTCTGCAGACGGGCTTCCGTCAACAGTATTGGGAATAACGTCTCCATCTCAAGTAACTGAGTGTAGCGCTCCCTCGTGATAGTTACGCCGACCACTCCTTCAACCAGTTTGGAAAGTCGTTCGACTTCACGCTCCAATTCTGACAATCTGTCGTTCGTACTTGGTTTTCTCATCAGTCGCCGCCTCCTATTCGGCTCTTGATCCTCTCCATCAGCCCGAGAAACAGCATGTGAAGGATCACCATGTGAACGTCTTCCGCTTGCTGCATACTCTCGGTGGGAACGTGGATCGAGATGTCAACCGTCTTCGCCAGCACGCCGCCGTCGAAGCCTGAAAGTCCGATCGTCGTCACACATTCACTCTCACTCGCGACATGTACGGCGTTGAGAACATTCGCGCTGTTCCCGCTCCCCGACACGGCCACCAGGACCGCCCCGCATTCGTTCCACGTTGCCACTTGCGGGGCAAAGACGTTCGACCATGCGCTGTCGTTGGCCCATGCGCTCACAAGCGGCGTAGCGTCGTTCAGACAGATCGCCTTCAGCGGCTTGCCGGTCTCTAGGCCGATATTCTTTTGCAGATCATTAACGATGTGGGAACATGATGACCCGCTACCGCCGTTGCCGCAGAACATGACGACTTTGTTGTTTTGCCAGGCTCCGTAGAGTGCGTCTACAGCCTTAATCACCTCGAATATGTCTATCCACTGTACAAGCGTCGCAACCTGCTCGCTGTACTTCACAAAGCGCCGAACAATCGGACTATCTGTGCCGTACTGTCCGTATCCCTCGTGCTGAGACATCTTGGTGCACTCTTGCAATTTCTGTTTGAGGCGTACTCGTTTGTCGCCCCTCAATTCCTGCGAAATCTCTGGTAAAGCCATCGTTCCGCCGCCTCCTACACGGCTCACGCGCTGATGTTACTCCCCTGGCTCGCATCTACAAGCAGCGAACTCGCTTCGCCTGCAGCATCCGCTGCCGTCGGCGTCATCCCCTGATTTTGCATCGCGATGATCTTCGCTTCCGTTTCCTGCCTCTGCGTCTCCGCCTCTACTTGAACCGTCTTGATCTCGTTCGGCGGGATCTTCTCCGCCCGCGCTACCCGCTCGACGCCGCGAGCGTGCGGCAGGAGGTGGTTGTTGACCTGGCTTATCGTCCGGTCGGTCGTTGCCTGCAAATCCCTCGGCGTCTCTGCGAAGTACGTGGGCCAATCGCACGAGACTTCCATTTCCGGGTCCCACGTCCGAACCTGCGGAAATCCGCCCATGTTCTGCAGGGCGGTCAGGACCTGGTGGAAGAAGAGACATAATCCGCTTGCGCCCCACAACTCCCTCTTTCTATCCGCTGTCGCGATCGTCCGGGAAAACGTCATCGCAAACGCGAGGCTCGTCATGTTCCCTTTGTTCGTGATCGCGGCAGGGTCAACCCGCGACAGCCCAACACCCCGGTACAGCAAATCCTCCATGCGGTCGGCATACGCTCCGCTGTAGGCGCGCGCCGCCCCGGACGGCTCCAGGAGTTTCGCGTCGGCCCGGACATCCGGATTATCGTTCCGAATGCTCAGTGGCTCACCTGGCAGCAACGGCCCTTCGTTATCCACATCCGCGTTCGTGACGACCAGGTTCGGCTCGCTGTGCATCTGGTTGCCACGATCTTCGCCGTGGAGCGTGAGCGCGATACGATCGATCAGACGAAACACGCGCCAGCAGTCGCCTTCTCCGAGTGGGTTTCCCGCAACCGCCTTGTTTCGAATGACGGTGATCGGGATGACGCCGAGCGGGTTCTCCTCCTCGCTCTCGATCTGCCAGCGTCCTGGGTCGTCGGTGTCGCCAAGGTGCGTCCGGTAGCCGGGCAGAGACCCGATCCCTGTCACGTCGGATGCGCCTGCAGGCAGCGGCACGTACTTGACGAACTTCTCGTCTGTCCACTCCTCGCGGTAGTAGTACCAGTTGCCGTCGGCAAGGCTCCGGTACGGGTACTGGATGCGCGCCATAAGTAGGTTCAGGCGGTCGTGCGGATCGATCCAGACGCGGCACTCGGTCGGGATCTTCAGGAAACTGATCTTGACCGGGCAAGCCTTGTCGTTTGGATCGACCATGAACTTCGCCGCGAGCGCGCCCTGGTTGCCTGCGTCCTCCGCGAGCGGGATGTACTGGCTCGGCAGTCCGTTGCGCTTGATGATCGTCTGCAGGAAGTCGTCGAGGTCGGGATCGTCCGGAACCGAGAATGTCGGGACGCCGTTCCTGAACGTGAACTCTGCGAGTTCCGAGACCATCATGCCCACGTAAGGCAATGGGGTCGGCGGCGGCCCCTTTTCCCTCGGCCACTGGCTCGTCCCGAACGCGTGGATCGGGTACGGGCGCATGTGGTAGTAGTCGAACGACTGCCAGGCGGCGAGCGCGGTTTCCAACTGAAACGGGGCAGGTGTCGCCGTGTTTATAAGATCGTTACCGGTCACGCGCGCCCCTTCTTAAGCAAACGTAAACTTATTCCGAACCTTGCCGCTCGCCCGCTCGACCCGGTTCACCTGCGGCGGCAGCGCGAACGCGAGGTTGAGCGCGTCCGCGTCGTCTGGGCTTCGCTTGATCCGCTTCTTCGTGTCCGCCTTCTTTTCGACTTCGCGACGGCCCTGGCTGTCCACCTTCCACGTCGGCGACATGCACTGGGAGCGCAGGAGGGTCTTGGAGTGTGGGGTCAGGCGCGACAGGTCGAGGTCGCCCGCATCGGCGCGTTCGGCGACCGTAAACCACAACTCGGACCGCTTGTTCGGATAGTCTTTGCGCTGCACGGCGTTGTTCGCGCTGTTGATTTCCTTGAAGTCGTAGGGGCCGCGCAGGTCCACGACGCCGCCCTGAACGTCGTCTATCTGGCACTTGACCTGATGCGGACTCTCACCCTTCGCGTGGAAGCGCTCCGCGAGCTGCTTGAGACGACCCGCGATCTGCAGATTATCCCAGCCGTTGTGCGTCTCGTGGTGGAGGACACAGCAATCGCGGCGCACGATGAAGCTCGTGAAGTCGTCGCCGAAACGCGCCTTGTCGCACCCGATAAACGTCGTTCCTTCTTCCGGTAGTTCCTGCTCGTGCATGGCTGCCTGCCACGCTGCGTCGGACCAAACCGAGGTTGCCCCCGTAGAGGGCCACCTGCCGAGCAACCGGCTCTCTCCGAGCGGACCCGGCCGGTACCACGTCCCGCTCCCTTTCGGGAACTCGAAGTCCCGACTTCGCTTGTCCTCGTGGCTGACCGGCTCGCACCACTCCCGGATACGCCCCTCCACCCAGTTGAGGTCAACGGCCTTTGGGAAGGGCTTCGGCTTGCCTGCGAGTTCAGCGGCGATATTCGGGTGATCGAGGCACGAGATATCGATGACGTGCCACTTGCCGGAACTGATGCACTCGTCGTACGCGACTGACGAGGTGTCGGTCGGATTGCAGAGCGCCAGCCAGTACGCGACATCCGAAGACATCATCGCTTCGCCCGCTATCCAGTAATCCGACTGGATGCCGACGCACTCATCGTAGAGCAGGAAGACCGCCTGCTCGTGCCGTCCCTGGAAAGCCGCGTCACTGGAGGCCGTCAAGCCCATCGCGACGTGATCGGGGCTGCTCTCCATCCTCGGCGCTTTCGGCAACATGCAGTGACGGAGCGACGGCGGCCGCTGCAGGCGTATCTCTTTCCAGATGACATCGACCACCGAGTTCTTTGTCGGGGCCGTCGTGATGCACTGTCCGACCGGATAGGCGTCGTAGAACCAGTTCACGAGGCCGCCCGCGAGGTGGGACTTCCCGACACTGTGTCCGGCCTTGACCAGCACTCTCTTGTGCTTCAAGAGCGCCTCGACAATCTCGACCTGCTTCGGCCACCACACGACCTTCAGGACTTCACGCGCGTACGTCACCGGATCGGTCCGGTACTCCTGGCACGCGATGTCGGCCACGAGGCGCGACGAGAGGTCCGAGAACCACGATTGGGCGAGCGTGCGGCCGTCTTTTAGTGTGGCTGCTGGCATCAGACGATCTGCAATCCCTGCATCGGCCCTCGATAGATCGCATCAACGAACGGCTGGAACACAATATCGCGCCAGTTCGTCCCCCACAGCACCTTTTGTTCGATCTCGTAATTTTCGAGTTGAAACGCCTTACTCAACTGCTCGTTAAGCGCGGAGCAAATTGCATCGCGGATTTGCTGGATGGCTTCCTTCTTCATCTTTCGAATATCGTCGTCAATGAACTCATCGATTGGGTTTAGCACGCCTCACAATCCCCCTCAAAAACCACCACTGGCACAGCACGTCCATGTCCGCAACCGTCTGCATACGGGCGTACGGGGTCTTCAGGAAGGCTTGCCAGATGCGGTCGCGGTGGGTCACTTGTTGTAATTCACGCGCCAGCACGCGCCTTTCAACTCAGGATCGACAAGCACCGGCAGCCCCATCAACCCCTTCACGTCTGTGGTTCTCACAAAACCTTCTTCACGCAGGTTCGCCTTGAACAAGTCGATGTAGTCAGGATGGACCGAAACCGAAACCGCCATCGCAGGCATTCGGTCGGCGAACCAATCCATGATCTGCTTAACGGTTTCCAGCGAGCAAGGCTCAGTCGCGGCATCTGAATAGGTACTGTTCGTGAAGTCGATCACTTCAATCCATCCCACCGCTTAAACGTCACCATCGGGACTTCCGGCACTTCCGCGTACTCCGGCACCAACTCGTATGCCGCACTGTGAATAAACACCTGAAAGCAGTTCCGCATGGCGTCGTACGACGATCCGACCGCGCGGGCATCTTCCGGCAGCGCATTCCCGATCACCTGCCACGGCTCGTTCGACCGGCACATTAAGACGAGCATTTCCGGCGTCACCGGCATTCGCATGACACGGCGGTCTGTGTGTTCGCGCTTGATTATCATCGTTTCACCTCGCGATACTCCAGACACCGGCGGCAGTAGAACAAATCAACGTCGCCGATCCGTATCTTCTTGTCCGATTCAGGAACATCAGCAAGGACAGTATCTGACCGTAAATGCTCGAAATAGTGCTCGCACGGCTTCGTCGGCCGCTGACCGATCGGAATGCCGTCGGGCACAATCTCCGTCACGCTCGATGACGGTGGAACACGATCCTCTGGCTTCGCAGTATTGATTGGTCGGTATCCGGTCATTCCGCCACCACTTTCCCGACATACCGCCGCCCGTAATCATCCACAAGCCGAACCTCCCAGACACCCTCGACTTCCAGCGTTTCGACCACCTTGAGCGGAATATCCGGTCGCTGCTTGTCAGGCTTCGCGGGTCCGTCCGGCGGCGTCTTGATGTGCCAGTTCCAACTCTTGTCTGCACGACGCTTGCCGATCGGCCACTTCTCGGCGACCCACCCACATCGCCGAACGTCGTTGAAGACCTTCGACCCGAACTTCCGCTTGAAAGCCTTCGCAAACTGGATTTCATTCCCAGAACGCCTGCGCGCCTGGCTGTAGGCGTCTCCCTGGCAGAAGCAGGACCGGAGCCGCGTCTGAGCCTCCACGTCACGCACCGCGCTTATCGCCGCAAACACCTCTTCGTCAGAACTCTCCGACGAAACACTCATCCCGATCTCGTGAACACGGACAGCGTGACCCGTCAGCGCATCCACGATTACATTCTTGACACGCAAACCCATAGCAGGTACACTTGAACCGTCGGTCGTTGTAGCCAGCACTGCAACCTCCTTCACGTTATAAGAGCCGATCCTCCGCAAAAGGATCGGCTCTCGTTGTTTCTTTACCCAAACTCTGTTCAGAGTCTGAACACTTTTCTAACGTTCTAAAACGCGCACGCGCGCTATCTACACTGTATTAGTATATTAACTCTCTAATACATAGGCAGAACAGAATTCCCAAGGTGGTACTAATCCGCCACCATCGCCGTATTTACGATCCAACCTCGACCGAAAAATTACCGCGACTTTTTTGGGGGTGCTTTCCCACCATCGCCTACCCCCTCGCCGTTCATGACGCCACGGGTACCGGGTAGGGGTCCTGACTTGCAGCCACGCGTCTACTGTCAGGACTGGTCGGTACTAGACTACGTAACATACCGTTTATTATCGGACGTTGCGCACACGTGATAACTACAGACGTGTGTCTGCCTACTTTGGAGGGGCGTTGACCAGTTGCGCAAGCTCGCGACTGATGCCGTCAAGGGCTTTGGGGTCCGTCACGTGCGTACGTATGATGTGAGTTACCGCGCCGAGCATAACCATTGCCTGCTGTACGCTTATCATTTGCTGGCTGTCTACGAGGTGTTTCCGCTCGCTCTCCTTCAGCAGCCGTATTTCCTGCGTTATCTGGCGTAACTCCTGCCAGGCAGCCCGTTCGTTGTATCCTGCGTCTATCGCATCCAGGATGGCATTTAAGGCGCGTTCGCGCGTCTGTGCTGCATCCTTGCCAAAGGCGTTACGGTAGGTCTGTGCGTGGTCGTGAAGGGCTTGCCAGAGCGCTCCACTCTCCTCTTGTGAAGTGGCGGATAGTACATCCCAGAAGCGTGCCTGAAGCAGAGCAATAGCAGATGTGAGCGAAAGGATGTTCGGATCGTTCATCGATTCGCGGTAGCTGTCCTGCAGTCTAGCCGGAATGAACTTGCTACTGCCACCATGTTTATAGGTAGCAGATGCGATACCGCCAGGCGACCTTCCGCCGTGGTGATAGCAGACCGACTTGCCTATCATCGCGGGTCGTCCGCACGGTCCTCCGTGGCGTTTTGACTTTGCTGTACACATCCGATTGACACCGGGTGTCTGTTGTGACATAGACTGTTGCACGGCTATCGCCAGGTCTCCCACGGTATTACCCATCCCTCATTATTTGACAAACCCTAACAGATAGTGTATCCTCTTATACGGAGGATTATCGACAATGGACGAAACCGAGAAAATCCGCGAAGTGATGTCTATCCTCGGATCGCGAACATCCGAGAAGAAGAAGAAACAGAGCGCCGACAACGGACGCGCTTCTGCTGATCTCCAACGTGGCCGCGTATTCAGCGCCGAGACGCGCGCCAAGATGAAGGCAGCGCAAGCGGCACGGCGAGCGCGCGAAGCGGCCGAAGAGACCACCTAGGTTTTTTTCAACTATTTTCTACATGTAGACAAAATATGTCTTGACACACGCTAACAGATAGCGTATACTGTAGATGTAAGAACGAACTGAATACAGAGACATCCCGGAACGGTACCAACCTCTACCTGTTACCAAGCAGGAAAAGCCGGATGTGAGTTTCCCCCACCTAGCAACAAAAAGATAGCACCGGCGGACACCCTGTTACGCTCACGCATTTACAGGCATCGACTGCAACCGGACAAACTCTTTTGAGCTAAACGAATTGAACGGAGAAGCGCAATGACCATTCAGCAGATCCACGAAACAATGGATGTTATCCACGAACAGAAGTTTGCCACTGGGCAGGTCGTGATACTCGCTCAGACAGTTGACGCGGACAATGTAGGAATGCTCTATCATTCGATCATTGCGAGCGAGCAACTAGGCTCGTACATCCACGCGCAAACCTGGGACTGGGAACGCATCGTAGAGTATCAGCACGAACATCTTATTCGCGAGCGAGAATACGAACGGTTCTGCGCAGAACGCGAAGTATAGCTTGCCACTAGCAGACAGAGGATGGATTGCAGGTTCGCTGCCTGCCTGCTGGTTTATCGTACGCATCGAATACACAAGGAGATAGAGACAATGGCAAGCACGAACGGCGTTTGTTGCCACATCTAAGACTGTTACCGCCGTCAGAGAATGACACCTCCGCTCGCTAAACACGAAAGGAAACGAACAATGAGCATGAAACTGGTTGCACGCTTCTACAAAGACCGCGCTTATGTCGGCGTGAAGGAACAGACAAAAGACTGTTGCGGTAATTGGACAGACCAGCGCGAAGTCGTGACCTTCACTGGCAAGCCGTACAACCAATTCGACTTCGATGCGATTTACGAATTCACCGGGCCGAAACAGTTAGAGCACCTGTTGCCCGATACCGCATGGAGATCAGTTCAGCATGTCGTTCCTGAGCCTCTAGCAGACATTCTAGGACGCGGCGAACACGCTATCTCATGTTCTGCTGCTATGTGGGAGTAGACACGCCCACCCGCACACGAAGCCAACGACTTCCACGCCGTGTTCGCGACCGGCCTGCGGGTTTTAACCCTGGTACATCCGCATTGCACAGACAACGAGGGAGGTTTATAATGGGAGTACTCAATTCAGTGGCCTATGACCCATGCAACTACATGGGCACTGCGTTCGCGCCGGTAGAACTAGAAAACCGTCGTATTGCCCACAAGAACACTTGGGGCCACCTTGCACCTGAACAAAACAAGACTTATCGTGGCTACATCGTGTTCACGCTCACAGTGTACGGCGACATGACCATCATTGATAGCGACTTTGGCGAGTTGCCCGATAGCCCGTGGCTGTTCGACGCCATGAACGAATTTGTATTCGACGACCGATCCCTGCCTGAAGGCGCAGTATTTCGCTGGGAAGGCACATTCCGCAATTATCGATTTAACGGTACGCAAACCGTGATCTATCGCAGATAGTAAGTCACACACTCAAAGTAATGGCCGGTAAGAACCTGCACAGTTCCCCCGGCCGCACCTCGTCCCTCCCGTCAAGAAAGGACAGAACATTATGGCACGCACTCAACAACCAGTCAGCACGCCAACACCCGGACCCTGGCAAAACGACGCATCGCGCAAATACTACGATAAGCACGTCATCCGAAAGAACGGGTTGATTATCGCTGCCGTTCACACATCCGCGCTGGATCGCACGAGGATTGACGCTGAGGCGAACGGTCGGCTGCTTGCTGCGGCCCCGGAACTGCTCGCTGCCCTTCGTCGCCTCGTGAACTGCCCGGACGTAAACGAAGACGAACTTTCGCCGGAAACAATCAAGGCGCTGGACGACGCAAACGACGCGATCCGAAAGGCGACAGGTGCGCCATGATCCTCACCGCCCTCGCCTGCCTCCTCCTGCTGCTCTGCGTCGTGTTCGGCGCGAAAGGAGACACGCCGTGAACGAGATACCACTCCACATCCAACACGCCATCAGCAACAGTCCGGTATTCGCCGAAATGACGATCAAGCTAAACCAGATCGCACAGCTCTGCAACCACGAAGGCACGACGCTCGCCAGGGAACAGCGCGAAAGCCTGGAGGTTGTTCGCGTGCTGACGACGATCAAGGATGATCCGCGCATGTTCCGGCTTTACGCGGATTACGTCGCGGAACAGGTACACGCAGAATTCAACAAGTAAATTGATCCGGTCCGCGTCTACGCCGAGACCAACAACGGCGCAACACTAATCCTGATCTACTCACCCACACCCTGAGAAAAAGAAAGCGACCGCACCCGGAAAGGAGTAAACCGAGCGCGGCCGCTTTTAGAGCCGTCGGGAGACAGGCGACGGGAGTGGGGTGGAAGGAAGGCGGACAAAGAAAACAGGCTCGCCTCCACAATGGATGGCGAGCCTGCTCTGTGCAAAGGTGTGAGACGCAACTATCTCCACTGCAATTCTACTGCAAGCAGTTCAATTTTGTCAAGTGCTCGGTTTTTTGTAACTATTTTTCAGTTTTTTACAAAATACCTAGTTTTACCCCTTGACAACCGGTACTAGGTATTGTAAAATTAACCTATCACAAACACACAGGCGAGCCGCGCTGGAACCGCGATCGCCGCGACGAAGAGGAGATTACGAAGATGATCGCACCCACAATCACCACCGCGACTGAGACCGTGCGACTGTACGAGGACAACGCAGGGCTATTGCACCTGTACCTCGTAGGTGACGACAAAGTGATTTGCAGCGTTCCGGGCGAACCGGGCAAGTTTGAGCAGGACGCGCGACTGTGGGGCGAGTGGACGCCCGACTGGTCGAACGACGGTAATATCACCTGCACACTCGATGAGTTCTTCGAGGATGGCAATCCGGACGGGTACGCCCAGGGTGAGCGCAAGAACGATATGGTCCACGTCGCTAACTATCTCAATAATGCTGTTGAGATGGTTGGATGCCCCGGCAACGCCGCGCAGATTTACATCACCGGCAAGCGGATCGACGAGTAGGTTGGATGTATGCGGGGCGCGCCGCTGGAACCGGCCGCCCCCGGCCCGCCAGGAGACAGCGGGCATACTCAGTTTACCAGGGAGACAACCAATGCCGCGATACATCCTATGCAATATCAAAGGCCGCGTCGTGTTCGTGCGGCCAGATATGCCCCGGACGCCGATTATCCAGGTGTTTAGCCACTACGGACAGGCCGAAACGAAACGCGCGGTAGAGCTGATCCAGAAGGCGCTTGAGGCGGAGGAACAAACCAGTGGGCAAGATTAAGGACCGCCGCGCCGTCACCAGCCCAGTCAACGCCCGCAAGGGTGGCAGGCCGCGCACGGTCGGCGACGGCACGGTCTACAGCATCAAACTCCCGCGCACGCTCTACGACTGGCTGCGCTCCTTGCCCACCGAGGAGGTCAGAAAGCATCTAACGCGGTGGATGATCGAAGAGCATATTGTCTAGAGACGTTTCCGGCTGTGACGGTCTACCGCCCCGACCACGCGCAATCGCTCACTGTTCCACGAGCTGCCCTCGGTCGCGACTTTGCCTTGTGGCGTTCCGTCGTCCGCCTCGTGAACGAGGGAACCGGTCGCGAGCGAAATTTTAAACGGATTTCGCTCGCGTGGCTTGTCTTCGGGCGCAGTCACGAGCCGCGCGTCCGCTATCGCCTGGTCAACCTTCTGGCACCACCGATAGAGCGTGCTCTCGTAGTAGAACTTGCCGGGGCGCAACTCGTTAGGGTAGTCGCGCTTCATGGAAATTAGCGTCTCGCCTGCCCGCGACCGGAGCCAGCAGTCGAGTTCGCAGTCTCGAATATACTTCTGCTCGCACAGCCGCCGCGCAATAACCTCGTCCGTGTTTGATTTGTCCATAAATCAAAATCAGTCGAGATTTGGAAATGTCCTTCTACTGATGCTCAAGCCCCTCCCGCGCCAGCGCGATCAACTCCCGACACCCATCGCACGGCGCTTCGTAGTAGCCGTGTGCGAGGATCGTGGCGGGTTCGGCGTCGGCGATTGCCTGGAGTGTCGTGCGGGCGTGGTCGGGCGGCTTTGGCGGCGGCCACGTCGGAAGAGATTTCCACCATAGAACACCGTCTTCGGGCACGGAAGTATATCCCCAATAGGTTTCATTGTCGGGCGTCGGCACAGCAGGCACGAGAAACGGGAATTGATCGCTAACCCAGCCGTCTTCTTTTTCAATCATGCCCTCTACGTTAGGGACCAAATTTGTTTTCTGATCGATGCAGGCGCAAGGAGCACACAGTAAATCAATGGCAATCGCGCAAGTATTTGTCTGCCGCCACAGTTTTACGCCGCGTGCGCCGCACATCGAACAAACGTAGTCGATCATGACTTCTCCGCTCCTCCCTCTCGCCCTGGTCGTCGCTGCCGTCGTGCCCCGCTCGCGCCGTCGGTGGTGGTGGTGGCCCGCGCCTTGTACGCTTCCACGTCAGCACGCCGAAGCAATTTCCGACCCGCAATTTCGATCATCACCTTGATCTTGCCAGCTTTGATAGCATTGTGGACGGATTGACGGCTGACAGCCATAATCGCCGCCGCCTGTGTGATTGTCACGGTGTCTTCGATCTTCATACCTCCTATTATACCTTTACGTTGCGTTAAATTATTATACCTGACATATTGACGCAACGTCAAGGTATGTGCTATAATGATTGTAGTGAACCGAAGGAGATCGCGCAATGAGAAGCATATTCGGCTGGAGCCTGCCGCCAGGATGCGGACAACTTCCCGGCGAAGAACCGGACATCGAACAGCCACGTTGCAACTGCGGAGCGTTGCTGCCGTACAAGCCTGACAGAACCGAGCACGTGGAAGTCAAAGCGCAATGTGACGGGCAGATCGGAGAATACGACCCATTAGGACTTACGCCTTGCTACCGAACCGACACCCACGAGCCACACCAATTCGTCACTGACTGCTTGACAATCGCGATATGGGATTGCAAGCGATGCGGGAAGGAATATCGATACACCGGATAGGAACAGGGGCGCGCACCAAGAGAGGAACCGCAACCAATGAAATTCCACGGCTACAACGAAGCCCGCGCGCAAGTCGCGGCCATGACGCTCGACGAACTGCTAGCGCTCATCGACGCGCTGTACGGACGCGATAACCTGCGGTACGGAGCCACACTGGAGGAAGTCCGCGACGAAGCGTACGCGCAGCAGGCTCGCGATTGGGAAGCGCCGCCAGGGTACAACACGAGGACCGACAAATGGGAAACGTTTCCGGGGGTATACCAGCCGTCGTGAAACTATCATTCAAGAAACAGCCGCGCGAGACCGGACTGCGTGCCGTCGCAGAGGTTGCGCCGTCCACGACAATCAAGGCCGACGGCAAAGCGTGCGGTGAGATCCGCGCGCCGCACTACAGCGACGATAGCAACCTCTGGTCCGTCGGCGTCACGGTCAAGGCGGACACCGGCAACCCGAACTGTGACTGGAAGTGGATATTCTTCAAGAAGAAGTTCGCGAGCGAGCCGGAAGCGCGGGAGTTCGTCAAAACGCGCTGGCAGGCTATTCAGGAGTTGCACACGCTGCATTTGATGGAGGATTACGGATAATGACCGACACCACACCCGCGCCGCCGACCGACACGGCCGCGCTTAACGCACAGATTGCCGCGCTGCGCGGCTGGACGTGCCAAAATGTAGAAACTCGCTATCCAGTTCCATTGCGCGAGCAGAAGTCCCCGATGGATCGGCTAACGCCGCCAATCAAACACGAACGATGGTTTCCGCCCGGCGAGCACTACGATTTACCGCTGCGCGACTACGCAGGCGACCCGGCCGCCGCGCTGGCGCTTCTGGAGCACGTCCTGACGCTCGACTTCGAAGTGACTTCCATATGCGAACTGCACTCGCGCGCGGTTCCGTGGCACGTGCGCCTGTCTCGTTCGTGGAACCATCCGGCAGGTACGCCGATCAACGCATCCGCATGCACGCTCACCGAAGCCATTGCAAGAGCTTGCCGAGACGCGCTGCTTGTTATCAAAGGAGAGACCGACAATGGAACAGCCTGACGAAAGTATCAGCCTCGAAGAGTTCGCCCAGACCGAGCAGGCGCGTGCTAACTCTGAAACGTGGAACGCAATACCGACAGTAAGGCGCAGGAAAGCGCCACCGCCGCCGACCGAGGCGCAAGAACCGCGATTGCGCGACGAGCTTATAGCAATGCGGAACCTGCTCGCATCATACCAATCAGACAAGTACAACCAAGGCGCAATCTCGTATCTAGACTATGCGATAGAAAAAGCCGAGACATACGAGCGGAAACGCCTCGCCGCCGAAACCCGCGTGAAGGACCTGGAAACCACAGTCGCGGGCCAAAAGCTCTACATCGAGTCCTGCCACATCGGGATCGATAACACCCTCAACGAGCTCGCCACCCTCCGCACCCGCCTGGAGCGAGCTGAAGAGGCGCTGCGCCAGATACTTGAGGCATATCTCAATCGAAACCTTAGTAATTCAGAAACATTCGAACGAATGTCGAATATCGCAGCCGCCTACTTCCTGCCGCCGTCATCGGGCGCAGTGGAGGCGAGTGGCGAGGAGGGAGGAGGAGCGTGAAAGTTCAGGACTGTACGCGAGTTCACGCGCTGAAGATACTGCCAAGATATTTCGCAGCCATTCAGCGCGGAACCAAAACGTTTGAAGTCCGAAAGAACGACCGGAACTTTGCTGAGGCCGACACGCTCATGCTTCGTGAATGGTCCGACGAACTCGGATATACAGGACGAACTCTTAGAGTGCGCGTCAACTACATCATGCACGGCGGACAGTTCGGGCTTGAGGAAGGGTACTGCGTTATGGCAATCGCCCCTGAGATGCTCGTCCACAACCACAGCCCCGAAGTGCGTGGGGAGTGTATGGAAAGGGAGGGAGCGTGAGCATTCAACCACAGATTTATAATGTCACGAAAGTCTATGGCGACGGCCAAGAAACCGCAATCATCGTCCCGATCCAGTACCCAATCGTACAGTTCCGTGTGAGAGTCGGTAAAGGATGGTGTGCAGAGGGCTACGAGTTCGCGGAACACAACGCTCCAATCCGCGACCATTTAGACGACATCTACAGCGCCATCCAACAGCAATTCAATCTCGCCGACTTGGTATCACAATACTACTCTATCCCATCGACGGTTAAAGAGTTAGAGGAATGGGATGAGGAGTTTTGGGACTACGGCTGCCGATGGCACGAAGAGTTTCCAGTCACCACGCCGCCCGGCGCGACGCACGAAGCGGAGGACGAAAAATCGTGAGCGACAACACCGTTTGCCCGAACACAGGATGGACGGGGCATTCCTCCGACATGTCCCACTGCAATTATTGTGGCTACGAGGCCCATTGGATGAACCTGCAGCCCGGCCACACCGCCGCAGACCTTGCTGAACAACGAAGGATCGATCTGGCGCTGTCGGACATGCTCCGACGGATGCGGGTTAGCGTCGAAGAGGACGCTCGCTATCGTCGTGCAGAATGTCCTGTGTCTGAGCCTCCTCCCTCTGCCTCCTAGCCTCCGCTTCACGATTCCCGGCCACACCCCGCTTCTTGCCTGCCGCAGTCGCGGGCTTCCGCTCCTCGCGTACCTGGCCGGTTCCGAGGGATTGGCGGATGGTGGTGATGTTGCTAGGGGTTTTCATCTGGGTATCCTCCTTCTGTAAGATGCCTGACGGCGGGTCGGCATGGATTGTTGTATGCGTGGATCGATAGGCGTCGGGTCTGCCTCGACCTCCATCGCCGCGATAAGCGAGTAGAGTTCCTGCTGATCGATCCCCAGGTACTCGTAACTTTGAGACGGGTCGCTGTGCCCGTAGAACGCCTGAATGTGCTTGATCGTACACCCTTTGACCTTCATGAGCGCCGTCCCCGCGAACCGGCGAAACGCGTGCGCTGAAAGCGGAACGCTCTGCTCGATGCCCGCGATCCGACAGAGCGAAACGAGTATCCCCTTCATGCGCTGCTCGCTCATCGGCCGCACGACCGGAACGCCCTCCTGCGAAAACACCGGCACCGCAAACAGCCGCTCGTGCTCGTGCGGCCTGCTCTCAATCCACGCCCGAACGTGGCGAACGGCGTTCGGGTGCAGCGGGAGAGTTCTGTTCTTATCGCCCTTCCCCTTCCGAACCGTGATCGTCGTGAAAGTACCCGCAATGTCCACGTCGGCCACGTGGAGCGCGCACACCTCGGCACGCCGAAGCCCGGTGTACGCCAATATCGCCACGACTGCCGTCGCGAGCTGCGCGCGGTACACCTGGTTATCGCCGCGCCCGTCGATTAGGCGCGGGCACGCGTCGAACAGCGACTGCACTTCCTCGCGCGTCGCCCAGCGCTTACGCGGCTTCTCCGTGACCTTCACCTTAATCTGCCCAATCCCCGCACACTGCTCCAACCCGATCAATTTTCGCTCATACAGCCACTTCGCGAAACTCTGTATAGCCGCCATACCCGCCGCGCGCGTCCGCTGCGCCTTTCCCGCGCGCTTCCGCAGCGTGTCGTACGTCCGCACAAAGTCTGCCGTGACATCCGCAGGCTCCGGCACCCGCCCGATCTTGCCAACCAACCACGCCACCAGCCCGTTCAAGTGCGACACGTAGGCGCGACCGCTCGCCAGCGACCAACCCATCTTGTTGCACTTGTCGGCGCGGAACGCCTCGATTAGTTCGTCCATCTGCTGTGTCCTCCTAAAGTTAAGTATACACCCGTCTACATCTAACAAAGTGCCTAAACAAGAAATTAATAAAAACGCGTGGAAATACTGTAGGTATCTTTACCGTCTTTGTGTCTACTGCCGCCTATCGGATTAACTCGGATTATATGTCAGGTGTCTACGTGATTGGAGATTAAGGAGGGTCTTAATTGCGGGGAAAGTCGGGTATGATTGCTGGAATTAGCTGTTAAACTGTTTTAAGGGATGAGCCGGTTTACTTTGACTGGCTATGGCGAACCGGACGAGGAATTAACGTTTGGCGTTAATGGGCGAGTTAAACGGCCATAAGGTCTGGCAAGTTGCGCGCTATATTAATCAGGTAGCGACGCACAGACCTACGCCGTTCCGGGCGCAACGACATTATGATCGGCTCAAGCTCCCGCATAAGTTCCCGCATTTCGTCGTTATCGGCAGCGGGAACTTCGGACGGCAGGTACCCAGCCCGAACCAGTGCTTCCTTGTGATCCACACCGAGCGCGTCCGCAATCTTGATAACCGTTTCCCGTCGTGGCGTTGCTTTTCCTGATTCCCATTGACTCCAAACTGGCTGTGCTACGCCCGCCTTCTCCGCAACCTGTACAAGCGTCAAGTCCTTCGCGCGTCGCGACGCCCGGACCCAATCGGAGAATGATGTCAATATCATCACCTCCTTCCCCTCTCCCAATTATTTACGATACGAGATATTATATACCCATTCGTATATATTTCGCAAGGGGTATATTTACTAGGCAAGTAAATATACGTGACTGTAGCGAGAACTCTAACTTAAGGCATAGAGAATAATATTGTTCGTACGCTATTTTATATTGACAAGGGTATACGAGTTCCTGTATAATTCGAATATGTCTACTCAAACCATTGCACGCCGTAAGGCACGTCTACTAAGCAGCTTTCCAAACAAGCTGCGTGAGTATCGCAAGCAGGCTGGCATGACGCAGGAACAGCTCGCAAAGTGTCTCAACGTCAAGCAGGTCAACATCTCTAAAGCCGAAACCAACGGCACAGGATTAGGCGCAGACACATGGTTTCGAATCTCCACACTCTTCGATGTCGATCCTCGAATCTTGCGCGGGTGGGTACCGCCTGAAGAGGACGAACCAATCGCTCCGCAGCCTGTTTGAAATTTTTTTCTCCGGTTTATACGTTTTAGGCTATATTTCTTCTATTTTATACTTGACAATATATCTAAGTAGGTATATAATACAGTCAGTCAAGTATAGCGAGGAAGCAGATGCCAAGGTTCCCGGTCAGACATATCGACATCTTTATGGATCGGTGGGAAGAGGGTAGCGGAGGGTGCTGGAACTGGACGGCGCCGCTATCGACCGAAGGATACGGATCAATCAGCATTGACGGTCGCGGAGTTGGAGCGCACCGGTTCAGTTACCTGTACTTCATCGGGCCGATCGCGCCCGGACTGGTCGTTGACCACCTTTGTCGCAATCATCGTTGCGTTAATCCCTTCCATCTGGAAGCTGTGACAAACTCCGAGAACGTGAGGCGTGCCACCGGACCGCGCGGCCTGTGGATCTCGCGGCTTCAGTTAAAACCAGGGCAAACCGTTAACGGTCCTAGGCGAGAGCGAGAGCGCAAGAATGAAGAGATGCACCGCGATTGGATGAACGCGCGATACCCGCTAGACCACCTAGTTCGATGCGGCGGCGAGTAGACGGCATCCGCATCCCCGCCGCCTGACCAAAAGAGGAGAGAGACGATGAGCGCAACGACGACCGAGACATCCACCAGTTTACAAATCAAACCTTCAGACAAACGTTCCAAATCTGGACGCGCCATGAAGGAAACCACTTCGCGGTTGCTTGCGCTGACAAAGTGGACGCGGCGCGACCTCGAAGATTACCTATGCGCGTGTATCGCTGCGAGGTGGTATTTCAACTTTGCTTGCCATGTCGGGCCGCGTGCAAGCCATATCGTGACCCACGACTCCTGCGCGGCGCTGTACGACCAACTTAAAGCGCAAGCGACTGGTGAGTAGCATCCGCGTCACCGCCGCCTAAACCCGGCCGTCACAAGAGAGAGACTGCGACATGAACACTGTCAAGACAAATCAGGGCAGATATGTCTCGAAATGCGAGTGCTGTTCTGCGCATTTGGGTGAAACCATCAACAGGATTGACCGCCCGATGAGCCGAGGCAATCCGTATCCAGACGACGTTGTTGTTTGTGATAAAGCCGAGTGCGTGAAATGGGCTGAAGACGCTGTCGCAACAGAGTGGCAGTCCATGCGCGAACACGGTGACGATTAACAGGTTCGCCTCACTCCCCTGGCTCGCCGGGGCTTCGTGATGGACGCGCAGACCAGAGCGCGGCGTCCGGTTCAAAGCCTGCAGTCAGTAGGCCGGGGGCGACAGGAAGCTGCAGCGAAACCTACGAGCGAAAACCGTAGTGACGCCCGTAAGACGGGCAAGGTCAAAGCCGCCGATTAGAAGTGCTTGACACCCCGGAGAGCACGGGGAATATCCCGTCCGCCGCCTAAACCCCGGCACCGACGAACGACCGACCGACACGGCAGATGGATAGAGACCGAGGGAGAGAGACGATGCCCATTTACATATGCGAAGCCGACAAGAACACGGTGATCCATTTCGGTCACGGCGACTTAATCGTATCCGCGTCCGCCGACCTGACAGAAGTCATCATCACGCCTGCGATCGGTGCGCCGGGAACGATAGGCGAGCGCACAGATGAGTATGATGGAGCGACCACCGCCGACATTCCGCCCGGCATCCGGCTTGTGTTCGATGATCCGGCGAGCGCGTTGGTCGTGGCTGACGCACTCTCCAGGATCGCGCAGGCCATGTTCGCGCAAGTCAAGACCAGGATGGCGGACTACGCCGAACTGTGCCGAGAAAACAGCAGGCTTCACAAGATTGTGGAACTCAGCAGGGCAGTTGAAGCCGACCGTGAAGCACAGACGCGCCCACCTGCAAAAGCGACAGGTGAACCGCAATGACCGACCCCGAACTCACCGCCGCCGTCGATCTCGGCTGCCAACGGGCGTACGAGGAGATCGGGATCGCGCACCTGCAACACTCGCCGCTGCCCTGGCGCGTTGTTGACGAGATAAACGACCAAGACCGCGATTGGCGAGAGATACGATCCAATCTCACCAATTCACCTGTCGTCGAGGCCGACCGCTACGGCCACGTTCACGGCGGTATGACGTACATCTGCAACGGCGTGCGCATCAAGTGCGAGGATGCAGTGTTCATCTGTCGGGCGTGCAATAGCTTCCACGACCTGCTGGCCGCCGTGCAATCCCTGCTGCCGTACGCAGTCGAAGCGATGGCGAAGAGCGAGTATCCGTGTCCAGCGGGCGTCGCGGTCAACGACGCAGAGGCCGCTATCGCGAAAGCACGAGGCACACGATGACCACAGAAGCCATGCACGAACTCCAGGCAACAAACCTGCTCGCCGAAGCGCACTTGAGGAACAACCTCGCCGCCGCTCGTGAGACGCTCGCCTACTCCCCTGCCGCCACCCGCCGCGCGGAGTTCCTGGAGGCGCACGACGAGGCGAACACGCCGTACCAGCGGATGCGGAGGAGGGCGGTTGTGGCGGAGGCGCGATGCGTGGATTTGGAGGCGGAGGTCGTGAGGCTGAGGGCGCTTTTACAAAAGGAGACACGATGCAACTAGCAAGGTTCTTGACGGGCATTCGCGAGGGAGTGGCCGCAATCGAATTCGAGGAGCAACTTCAGCGCGTGGCTTCGGAGGTATCGGATACCGGCAAAGCGGGCACAGTGACTTTCAAAATCACGATCGAGCCTGCGGGCGGAAACCGGCTGACGATCCGCGACGAAATAGTCGGCACGCCGCCGAAGCGAGCAAAGGAGAGCACGCAGTTTTTCTTCGACGAGGAACGCGGCGACCTTACCCGCACTGATCCGCGACAGGCCAACATGGGCGAACTACTGGAGATCAATAAAACACGATGAGCGAAGAGAGAACCGAGTACGACGCCGCATTTGAGCACGGCGCGGCCGTTCACGACATCCACAGCGACGGCATGACGGTACCGTTTGCAATTCTGCCGGACGCTTATGCGCCGAAGAGCCTGGAAGACCTTCTGCTGACGCCGACGCGCATTCGTGCAAAGGTCGCACTGACTGACGAAGCGTCGTTTCAGACCTATGTCGATCAGTTCAAGACGGAGAACACCCGCATCTTTGCCAAGCGCACCGAGAACTCGTTTACCGCCGTCATCGACTACCACGGCGGCGAAGACGAACCGTCATGGTGCACCCATACCGCAAAGCTGACCTTAGAGCTATCGATTGAGTGGCGAACGTGGATGAGCAAGAACAATCAGCCGATGAAGCAAGTCGATTTTGCCGAGTTTCTTGAGGACAACCTCGCCGATATTGCCGAGCCTGAGAGCGCGACGATCATGGAGAGTGCGACAAAGTTGGAGGCCAAGAAGTCGGTCGCGTTCAAGTCCGGCATCAATTTAGACAACGGTGCTGTTCAGTTCGAGTTCGCCGAAGAGATCAACGGTACGGCGACAAAAGGTCATCTCAAAGTCCCAACCAAGTTCACTCTCGGACTATCGCCGTTCGTTGGCGGTCCACTCATTAAAGTTCCCGCACGGCTCCGTTACCGCATCTCTGGCGAAGGTTTGCTGACATTCACCTATATTATCGAACGGCCCCACAAGGTCATCGAATTCGCCTTTGACAACGTGCTCGATAGCGTCGCGACGGGAACGCAAATCCGGCCCCTGCTCGGATCGTGGAGTATCTGATGACCGCCCCCCGCCCCACCACGCCCGCCGAACGCCGCCAGCACCGCCGCGCCGTCGAAGCACGCTACGCCGCCGCGCTCGCGTCCGGCTTGATCGTGGCGGATCTGCGGAGGGCGGGCGAGCGGTTGCGGCCGGAGGTGAGGAGAAGGGTTGTGGAGGCGGGTGTGGCGGCGAAGAGGAGTGCGACGTGACCATAAGCGAAACAAACGGAAATGCTCGGCTACACGCTCAGAGGTATCTCGACAGGAGCAAGTCCTTACCGCTATGGGCTAAAGACTTGCACAAGACGTGCGAGCAATACGCCCACGACAAGCACATGATCCAAGAAGCAATGGAGATCATCGACGAATTCCCGATTGGCGGCGAAGACCGCGCTGTTGACGCCCACATTGCCACGAAGACCGCTGAAGCGTGCCTGCACGCCCAGGACGAGTTAGTGGACTGGATCACTAAAGATAAGAACCGGTTCCATTATCTCGACAAGATCATGGACCCGGACGGCGCGCCCACGTCGCTTCTTGACTGCCTGCGTGCCGCGTATCAGGAATGCCTGAAAGACACGATCAGCACGATTGAAGTGTTCTTGGAGACGATACCAGTATGAACGACGAAGGCGACCCCGGTGAGTGCCCGAAGTGCGGCGGCTACGCGCTCTACTATCGCTGCCATGAAATCGGTTGCGATGACGGCGTGATTGACGTTTACGACGACGACCCTATCAACAACGATCCTGGAGACACTGAAACCTGCGAAACGTGTCAAGGCAAGGGCGCATGGTGGGTTTGTGAGTCTGGCTGCGTGAAGAACGACGAAAGGACTTCGGTATGAACGGCAGCGCGGAACGCTACAGAACGGAATACGGCACCACCGGCTCATTCATCGAGCAGGGCAGCACCCAGGACGCCCACGAAGCCCACCTGGAGGCCCGCAGAGCCGCGTGGAGGCAGTCGCGGCGCATCTATCGCCGTCAAGTGCTTGTGTTCGCGCTGGCGGCGGTCGGGTTTGTAGTTGCGCTCGGTTGGGCGATGGGCGGTGTGGTGATGGGGCGATGACACAAGACCTCGTGTTCTACAGCATGGGGATTTGTTCGGCCTACATCGCTTGCCGCCTACAAGACGAGTGCCGCGCTCCAATCTGCCTTTTCAGCGACACGCAGCGCGAAGACGAAGACACGTATCGGTTCGGGCGGGAAGTCGCGGATCGGTGGGGGCTGAACGTCGTGGAAGCGAGCGACGGGCGCGACCTGTTTCAGTATTTCGCGGACAAGCACATGATCCCTGCTCGCCAGTTGTCGCCGTGCAGCCGGGACCTCAAGATCATTCCGAGCCGAGCCTACCTGAACGCCCACACAGAGCCGCTGCGTGTCGCCTACGGCTACGACGTGGATGAACAAAGGCGAGCAGATCGCACGGTTGCGAACTGGGACTTGGAACGGCACAGCGTCTGGTTTCCGCTGATTGAGTGGGGCGTCAGCAAGCCGCAGTGTTTCGGGTACTTCGCAAAGCACGGCATAAAGCCGCCCCGTGTCTACAAGTTCATGCAGCACGCCAATTGCACTCCCTGCAAAAACTATCGAAAGAATGATTGGATTGCGCTGGCTTACCACATGCCAGAGAAGTTCGCGGAAGCCGCCGCGCTCGAAACAGCGAACGGCCTGCGGTGGATGCAGGATGGCCCAACGCTGATTGAACTTGCATTGTCCGACGAAGTGCCGAGCCGCAAAGGACGGCGCAAACTCGCAGGCGACGAACCGGCGTTCAGTTTTGATATGGGGTGTGACCGATGCGCAATCGACTGACACAGCAACAGCAAGACGCCGCGACTGACTACGACCCCGAGCGCCACGACGAAGGCGCGGGCGCGGTTGCCTGGGGTTGCCTCTCGGTAGTCGGGTGGATATTGATCGGGCTGGTGTGGCTGGTTGTGAAGGGGGTGTGGAGATGATCGGACGCGACCCGTTTTCAATCCTTGTCGGCTACTCCACTCCAACGGCCGCGCTTTACGACCTGACGGTATCGCAAGGACCATATAAGTGGTTCGGCTTCGTGATCGGACCCTTCTTTTTCGGAATTATGCACAAGAGGTTAAGAAAATGACCGAGGAGACGCGAGCGATCGAAGTGTGCAGGCGGTACGTCGAGGCGCAGGAACTCGTGAAGTGTCTGACGCGCAAAATTGGCAACGCACTCAGGCAATGCCCGCAATGGGAGGATGTAGGCGATGACGGCGTGCACTCCAACAACCACCTTCGACGCGCACTGCAAAGCTCACGGTATGTCGTGGACTGGGACGGCGAGACACAGGTTGACTACGCGTCCGCCGACACGATGAACAAACGCCTTGCCGAGTGCCCGCACTGCCTCGCCGCCTACGACCTCATCCAGCAGCGCAAGGAAGCACGCCAGGTGTTCGGACGCGCCAAGGCGATGATTACGAGGATAGGGAGAAGCAAATGACCACGACAACCGAGCGCACCCAAGGCGACGTGCTGCGCGAGATCAAAACGAAGCGCGACCAACTCTACCTCGCGGCCGGAATGCTGCGAGAGGCACGCGAAACAGTAGCGCGCGCCGAGGCCCACATTGCCCTGCTTGAAGCGCAAATGACCGCGCTCGCCACAGAAGATGCCGAATGGGATCGCCGCACGCGTGCGGCCAACGTCGGCGCAATCCCATTCGATTACAAACCCTCCATCTTCGACCCGAGCCGGGAGGTTGGGCGAGGGGGTGGGTGTGGGGAGGCGAGGGCGATGGTGGTGACGGAATGATGGTTATCATTCCTTCGGACCATCAAAAGGACGCCTACCACCGAGGCGCATCGGACTACCGAAATGGCAAATCTATTCTTGACTGCCCGTACCCTTCTGGCGCAAGAGATTTCAGAGGGCGACCAACACTCTTGCCGTTTTATTGGACTGGTGGCTGGTGGGATGAACGGAAGAAATACCCACGCAAGGGCGATAAGCCCTACGAAGAAGCTCCGATGGTTGCCACTCGCGATCGGCAGAGAGGCAAGTAAATGAGCGACTACAAGACGGTTCGATTTGATCCTAACTATCCGGAAAAACTAGACGAAGAGATTATCCCTCTTTGCGACGCTCTCAACGCTGCCGGATTCGCTACTACCGCGTCGTGCTGCGGGCATGGTTATCGTTGGCCGCATATATGGTTTGAACACAGCTCGGACAACCGCATTGAATCTATGGCGCGCGCAGTGAAGCAGTTAGAGCAGTTTGATTTTGCGCCGCACTTTACCAAGTTCCAAAAGGAAGTGTTGGTCGAAGGCTACCTATGGAGTCTGGAGATTCACTTGAACGACACATACGCTACAACGCCGATAGACGTTAGCTTAAGCAAAGCTATCATTGCTATAAACACAGTAGCCGAACGGATTAAAGCATGGGCAGAAACGGCAGGAGGCAGAAAATGGACAAGATCATAGGAACGTGTTCTGAATGCGGTGGTGGCGTCGTGAAGTGTCATTTCTGCGAACAAGACATCACGGACTCGAAAGCATCGTACGGTTCGATCTATGAGCCGATGTGCCTGAAGTGCCACATGGAATTCCAAGACGAGATGAACTCCCCCGTCTATGGGTTGTTCGTAGGCGGCGATCCGCGCAAGTTCCAGCCCGACACGCAATGCTCGACACCGGAAGAGATTGCGCTTCACGCTGAAGTATGCGCCGAGTGGAATGCGGGCAACTACAGCCGCACCATTCCGCACAGCATGATCGGCGCGAACAACATGTAACAGATGTGCGACCCGAAACCCCACCCACCGGAACACGACGCCGAACCGCCCGGAGTGCCGCGCAGGATCGGCCCCCTACGTTCCAGACGACGAAAGCGAGGTGTGCCATGTGAGCCGCAGTGCGAGCAACGATCAAAAAAAACACCGAGGCCGTGGACGCCCATAACGGACGCGGCCCCCGGAACCTTTCCCTCATAGCTCATAGAGAGCAGGACGCGAAGCCTCCAAAGCGGCGTTCGGGCGTAGGGGCGGAACCTGCTGAGGGAGTTGAGGAGCCGTTTGAGCATGGGAACCGAAACAGAACGAACTGCGACCGCTAACAAAGGGAGGCCACGTACGGGCGTTATTACGCCACTGGCCGACGCGTCGCACGGATATACCGCGAGGCTCCTCAAGCATTCGAAAGCGAGGCCGACTGAATGAGCAAGCGCAAAAAGCAAGTCAACCGCGAGCAATCGACGCTCGCCGCACTGTCGCTCCCTGAAGAAGTCGAGCGCAACCTGACGGAGCGCGAGCGCGGGTTCTACCTCTGCGCTCGCGTAATCGCAGCCGGTGCAGTCGCGACATTCAACAACGGCGACGCGCCGAAGTTATGGGCTGACGGCGTAGTGATCGCCTGCAAGTGCGCGATTGACAATATGGACCTACTGCACGAGTTGAAAGCGAGGCACGAATGAGAATGGCACAGAGAGCCGTCGGCAGTCTGTTTGCAGCGGCGGCGGCGGGCGCGGGGGAAGGTGGGGGAGGGGCGTGATCGAGCCTGTTTACAATCAGGACGGCATAACGATCTTCTGTGCGAACGTGTTCGATGTTCTGCCGCAGTTGAAGGATGCGGGTGTCTCGTTCGTGTGGGCTGATCCGCCGTACGGCATTCAGAGCGTGCAGACGAGTGGGCATTTCAACGGCAGGCCGTCGGCAAACCCTCTCTTAACCACAACCGCGCCGACCGTTCCGGTCGGCGCGGGGAAGCCGTTCGGTAAAACCTTACACGGACCGCCTATAAAAACACGATTGGGCCAAACGTCCGGCGGGACCGCCGGACGTACGAAAGTGATCCCAGCAAATGTCTATCCGGTCGTAATCGGCGACGACAGCACGGACACCGCCACAGAAGCGTTTTGTGCATGTTCTGCGGCGTTCCCGAAAGCGCGGCACGTCTGGTGGGGCGCGAACCACTACAGCGCGTCTCTGCCCTCTTCGTCATCGTGGATCGTGTGGGACAAGGAGAATACTGCGTGCTTTGCGGATGCTGAACTCGCGTGGTCCAATCATGGTGGCGCAGTCCGAATATGCCAACACCGCTGGAACGGCCTACTCAAAGGCAGCGAGCGCACCGAGAAGCGGTTCCACCCGAACCAAAAGCCGGTCTACCTCGCGACGTGGTGCTTCGAGCGGTTCGGTAAGCCTGGAGACGTGATCCTAGAGCCTTTCATGGGGAGCGGCTCCGGCCTGCGCGCCGCAAAACGCATGAACCGCCGCGCCATTGGGATCGAACTGAGCGAGCAGTACTGCCAGGAAGTTATCAAGCGACTGGCGCAGGGCACGCTCGGCCTCGACGACGAAGAGGACGAAGCCGCATGACCAACTGCCCACGCTGCCAGCGCCCCACCTGGCAACTCCCGACAGGCTCGCTCTGTCCGTGCGGCCTCTATTGGCCGTCCGACAACAAGCCGCTCCGCGAGAGCTACCGTCACAAGCCCCGCTTCTTCACCCCTTCCCGGTCGGCGTCGGCGGCGTCCCGGTCGGGGGTGGTGGGTGGGGTGGGGCTTCGTCCGCAAACAAGTCATCGGCGTCAGGAGGCGCGTCAGGAAAATACTGCCGGTGCAGATGTGAAACAGCCATTTTGATTATCGCGGCCTTGCTGAGATTGTAGTGCGCGGCCAATTCTTCAAGTTGCTGCTCGGCAACCGGGTTGAGGCGAAGATTGAACTGTTGTTTTTTAGAATTTTCGGCCATAGCAAAAGTATACCACCTGTACCCTATCTTTTGTCAAATGTATTGACATATAGGGTACAATCAGGGTAATATGCGTATAACAAATGGTAAGGAGACTGGCCCGATGAGTACAGACGAGATCGCGTTGCACAAGCCGCATGAAGCGCCCGTTCTATTCGACGAGGAGAAGCGTGACCTTCTCCGCAAGACCCTTTGTCCACGAGACATAACGCCAAACGAATTCGAACTATTCGTCGCGGTGTGCCAGCGAACCGGGCTCGATCCTTTCGCGAAGCAGATCTATGCAATTAAGCGCGGCGGCAAGCTGTGCATCGACGCGAGCATTGACGGGTTCAGGCTGATCGCAGCTCGCACGGGCGAATACGCGGGTCAAGAAGGCCCGTTCTGGTGCGGCGAAGACGGCATTTGGAAAGACGTGTGGCTTTCGAATGGCTTGCCGCTCGCGGCGAAAGTCGGCGTATGGCGCAACGGTTTCAAGACGCCGGTGTGGGGCGTGGCACTCTTCAAGTCTTTCGCTCAGAACTTCAACGGTCGACTCGGCGACCAGTGGCAGAAAATGCCTGACGTAATGATTGCGAAATGTGCTGAAAGTCAGGCGCTTCGGAAGGCGTTTCCTGCCGAGCTATCCGGCGTTTATACCTCCGACGAAATGGCACAGGCTGAGAATGTCCCCAATGTAAATCTGCCACCCGCAGGCGTCGATACGGAGACTGGCGAGATTTACGACGAAGAAGCGGTGAAAGCCGCCGCGAAGAAGGAAGCGCAGGAGCGCGCAACGGCCAAAGCGGAGGCCGATAAAGCGGCGCTTGCTAAGGGTAAAGAATTCGCGGCGCGGCTCAAGAAACTCGGCTACGACGGAGACCCAAAATATCTTGCTAAGGCGCTCTGCAAGATGGACAAGCCGCTCGCAAGCGACATTAGCAATGTCATGCAACTCACAGATGACGCCTGGGTTCACGCGCTTACCGAAGGCGGCATTATTCGACCGGACGATAAGCCAAAACCGAAACCTGAAGATGAAGCAGCAGACCTGGAATTGAGTGGCGAACCCGCCGATCCTTTTGCGGACGAGCAACCAGCCGCATCAGCACAGACTTTGGCGGCAATGGCTCGATAGAACACATTTCGGTATGGCTAGGCCAGAAGCCATACTATACAGACGGATGCACTCGTGGCAATCCGAGGGTGGGTGTTCGAAGCGGCTGGCCCCGCAGAGAGCACCCGCCCGTTTTCGTTTATTAGGTGACGAAATGGCCCGGAAGTTCAACGATACGGAAAGGCTACTTCTGCTCGCGATGGCGGGCGTGCAATAGCTCTAAAGGCTCGAAGACACCGGAGGAATGGCGCAGATGAGCCGCAAGCGTGAAGTCTCAACAGACGTTAGTCAAGATGCCAGAATTGCTGACCTTTCGATATTTGGTCACAACGCGGTGGCAATGTACCTAATGGCGATACCTCAGGCGGATGACTGGGGGCGGCTGCCTGGAAATCCTCGCGAGTTCAAGATGCTGGTTTGTCCTGGCTTCGATGAGACGACCGCGCAAGTGCAAGCCGTGTTAGAGAAGATTGCCGAGTTGGGACTTTGGGACCTGTACGAAGTAGATGGCAAGCAGTACATAGCGTTCCCGCCGCAGACGTGGTTCAAGCGGCAAAGCTACATCAATTCAGACAAACGCCTTGCTGATACCGGGTCCAGGTTCCCCGCCAATCAGCAATATACAGCATACGCTGAAGCACTTCGAGACGGCAGCAGCAAGAAACAGCAAGAAACGGCAGAAAACAGCGTTTCTCTTTCACCTTCTCCTTCTCTTTCTGTTTCACCTTCTCTTTCACCTTCGGAAGAGAGAGTTGAGGCGCAAGCGCCTGCCCTGACGGGCGAAAATCACGCCACGCACGGCACTTCGAATTCGAATGTGCAGAAAATTCGCCGAAAATTCGAGCCGCCTGCTGCGAAGACTGTCGGTGATTTCTTCAGGGCGAACGGTTCGACTGGGGCAGAAGCCCGATTTTATTTCGACCACTACACCGGCAACGGCTGGATGGTGGGGCGAAACCCGATGCGTGACTGGCAAGCGACCGCCCGGAATTGGATACGGCGCAGCGGAAATGGCAAGCCTGTCATTCCCGATGAAGTCGTGGAGGACGAAGCCGAACTGTCGGCACGGGAGGCGCAAGAGCGAGCCGATGCCGAACGGGAACGCGAAGCAAAGTTACTTGCCGAGCAAGAAGAACGCCGAAGGAGGGCAAAGGCGGCTGTTGTGCCTCCTCCGCCGCTGGCAGAAAGTGAGAAGCCATGCCTGCTGCAGTCAATGTGAAAGCTCGGTTGCCGCGCCCTCGAAACTTCGAGGCGGATGTAAACGCTGCTGAGCGACTGAAAGAAACCAACCAGCGAATGCCGGCGCGACTATGGGCCGCATGGATCGGGCGACTTGCAGGAATTCAAGTCAACCAACCGTGTTTTACAGCGTCCGGTGACTGCGTGGGATTTGCCACAGACAACTCCGGTGAAGCGTCTATCCGCCCCATAGCCTACCTGCGCCCATCGGAAGTGGCGACGAAAATTCACAGGCTGATCGGAACGCCGAACGAGATATGGACGCTCAAAGAACTCTCAGACTTGGTGATGTGGCTGGACACCCAAGAACAGCGGAATTACTGCTACGAGGCAATGGGAATGCTAGCGAAGGACGACGAGCACGACCCACCTGGCCGCGCTGTCATTCAAAAAGTCATCGGCCAATTGGCGGTTAAGCAGACGATGCTGGACATGAACAGCGAGCCTGCAAAGTTACATCGTGAACATGTGAGACAGTCGCCGATGCTCACCGAACCCGCAGAGAAGTTTGCGGAAGCGCTGGACGCGCTAGCAAAAAACCCGCCCCGCGATATAGTCAACGGCTTTTTCGGTGAAGGCAACGCTGCGTAATCCGTTCCCTCCGCTCGCAGCTCCAGACGTGCACGCGGTTGGCACAGGAAGCGGAGCCGGACGCGCTACAGATGATTGTGGTTCATGCGCAGATTGGATTGAATTTGAAACGGCCAAAAGGAGACTGAAGTGGGAAAAGGACACAAATTGATGACGCCCGCAGAGTGCGACTGCGGCTGTCCGTACTGCGGGGTATGTGAAGGCACCCTTGCATATTGCACGATCTGCAAGTGCGGTGAGATGGAACTTGACCGGGATTGTCCAGGTCCGCCGGTCCAAGACGAAGACCCCGACCACGACGCACCGGGACCGAACGACAACTGGTAAGCCGCCCCGCGCGCACCGAGCAGCAGCAGCAGCAAGGAGAGAAGGACGATGATTTCGATTGAGCGGTTGAATGAAGACACGCTGATGATGCAGATCAGCGATACGCCTCCTGTTTCTGGAAAATACCTGGATCTTAATGTGTCGCGGGATCGGTGCGATTGGATGAAGCGGCAACCCGATACCGCCGTCCAGCCGCAAGGGTTTGTCGGCAAGGAGAGTTCTGCGGCGACCGGAGTCGTCACGCGGTATCGAAGAACTCTGGAGCCGACAGCCATCTTCTTTGATATATCGGCGAGCGCACAAGGCGTTATGGTGCAGGGGCACAGCGGGCCGATGGACGAGGAGGCGGTTAGCAATCTGATTGCGTGCTTAGAGCAAGCCAAGAGAGATATGCAACGGCTGAAGGCGTAGGTGCGGGCATCACCGAAGGGAGAGACGAGTATGATACCAAGTGACGACGACCTGAACCGCGCAATGATGAACGCTTGCGGTTATGAAATCTGCCCGAATAATTCTGAACTGTGGCACGACGCAGAGGCAGAAAAGAGGAACCTCTTCAAGTGGATGCGAGCGAAAGATTACTGCCGCGACCGCAACCTGCTCCCGGAAGTGATCGACGCCTTGCCAGACGACGCGAAGTTCGAGTTCACGGAACTGCTGGAAACAGCGTGCCGCAGCAAGCATAAGATATGGTACGGGCTTGAGTTGCCGATGCGATCTGTCGTGGATGCCGCGCTCAAGGCGCTGGACAAGTGGGAGTGGGACAGTGAGGAGGGGGAGGAAGCGTGATGTCTATTTGTACCGATTGTGACCGCGACATGCTGAAGACGGATACTTGTAACGAGGAACCGATAGAGTTCCCGGACGGCACACGACTGCCGCAAATCAAGTACGGAGACGACTGGGGCGAACACGGCGTCCACGACCACAACAACTGCTGCCACGATTGCCGCGTGAAGGCCGGCGGCTTTCATCATCCGGGTTGCGACATGGAGCAGTGTCCACGTTGCAAAGGACAGTTGATTTCGTGCGGGTGTCTGGACGGCAGGGAGGAGGCGTAATGGACACCTATCGAAAACTGCTTAGAATGGTAGTGGATCAGCAAAGCAGGTGCCGCTCATGTAACGCCAAGGTAGTTGCGCGAGCAGAACGAGCGGCGATGATTTGCGAGGTCGGCACGGAGGATAGTTGCCGGGGAATGATCCGCTTCCTCGTGTACGCGTCTGACGATGAGGCGCGTTATAGGATGCCGGATTGCGATGATGTGTACCGGGCTTGCAAATCGGCGATGGAAGCGGAGGCGGCGTGATGGAATATCGAGACGCAGTTATCAAAGCCGCCGACACGATCCGCAAAGACGGCTCCCTGAGCGTGATTGACGTAGCAGACGCGCTAGTGGACGCCTACAACGCCGGCCGCGCCGAACCGCTCCACCTCAGCCCCGACGAGCGGATCGTAAGCGCTCAGGCGTGGGAGGCGTTTCAGTGCTGGCAGCGCGATCAGAAGCCGGAACTTGAAGAGGCGCAGGAGCCGCCAAAAACCTGCCGCGCGTGGCTGTGGAACCACGACCAGCCGTATCCAAAGAGTTGCCCGACGTGTGGGATTGGGGGGGCGTGTAAGTTCGGGATTTTGCACAAGGATAGAAGCAAATGAGCCTGTGCGGTGCAGACGCGGCTGATTGGGCGGAGCCTGGAGATAAGCCCGTCTGCGGCGTTTGCATGGCCGAAGCCGAGGACCGCGAATACCGATCGCGCTGGGTGCGTGATGGTGGCGGCAGTGGGATGGGAGTGAGGAGTGGGACGGCGTGAATAACAATGACAGGTTTGTCGCTGCCAAGATCATTCGATGCCTGAACAAATGCGTGGACTTGTACCCAAGTAACCCCTGCGACATCAAAAAGCTGGCTGCAAACGCCATGACCTTGCGCTATGCACACAGAGAACTGGCGTTTGCCTTAACAAGCCTTCGGTACGGCGACTACGAAGACGCTAACGAGGAAGCGGATAAAGCGATGCAGGTCTTAGGATTGGAGCAAGCGCTATGAGCACGGAACACGACTGGCCCGACGGCGACTACATGTGCAAGACCTGCTGCATCTGCGGCGTGCGCTTCAGCGGGCCGCACAATGCCGGGAAATGCTATCTGCATAAGGACGAGCCGACGCCGAAATCCGAATGGGGCGGCTACGTGTTGGCGTCCACAGATGAGATTATCAGGCAACGCGACGAGACAGAAGCACTCGCTGAACTCGCCAGGTTGATAATCGCGATGCCGGTTGGTGCGACGCTTGAACACCACGCGGACGGTAATTGGTGGGTCAACAACCCCGAGTGCGGGGCTGGGACGTGGAGGCGCGAGACGCCGACGATAGCGTTGATTGCGGCGAACGTGGGACAGGAGGAGGAAGCAGATGAGGACTGAACAGACTTATTCGCTGTGGAAGGGCAAAGGCGGGAGTGAGTTTCAGCGCGTCCGAGAAGTGACTGCGACCGACGCTAATCCGTTTGTCCGAAAATGCTTTCACGTGATGGAGCAGGACCCCGATCTCTACGATATAGCATGCAAGTTTCTGAGCGGCGAATATTTCGTCGTCCGGCGCGATGGCGCAGGAGGCAATTTGTGACAGAAAAACGTGCAGGGGTACAAATACCCGCTTCGCGGCGCAAACGCCACGAGAATGGCTCTGGCTCGGCTAAAACCGCATATTCGCGCACGATCCGAGAGGCCGACATCGTGAAGGGAATCTACGACGGCTTGACACTCCGCGGTCGCACTGTTTTTCGGGTCGGCCAATGGCGCGCCGATCGTGGCGGAAACGACGTGGACACACCGGACATTTTTGTGTGGTGCCCAATTCGTCTCGGCTACATCGGCATTGAAGTGAAGACGCCGAAAGGGACTGTCAGGCCGGGGCAGAAGGTGCTTGCGGACGCGGGAAAAAGTGTGATTGTGAGGTCAATTGAGGAAGCGTTCGACGTGGTTGGGGAGGTGATGACATGAAATACCGCGACTTACAACTATGCTACGCCCGCGCACCGTGGGCGTACTTTTCTCACAAGCCACCCACAGAGATGTGGGCTGACGATTGGAATGACCGGCCATATGAACATAACGCAGGAACGCCGTACGACGCTTTCAAGATAGCATTCGACGCCGAATACGACGAACCGTGTACCGACCACTGTAACAGCCCGTGGAGCGTAGAGGCAATCAACCGAGGCGAGATTGCGTGGCTTAGGCAGTCTCGGTACTCAAGCGAGAAGAAAACGCCGATTTTTGCCGGTTGCACGTTGGCGCAATTTGTTGATCTGGTGTCGAGCGAGGGCGGCACTGTGTACCTTCCAGGCGGATTTGCGATGCACGCGGAAGCGCCGGAAGCGAAGTGAAACCCCGCACCCCACCCCGCGACACCTCAATCTGCGCCAACCTAGGATGCAGGACCGACGAGCTGCGGACGGTGGATGGAAGGCGTGTGCGGATTTGTGGGAATTGCGGGGCGATTTCAGAAAAGGAGAGGCGGATGGAAAATGTTAGCGGCTATTTTGTTCGATGGCTCACATGGTTCGCCGACTTGCAAGGAGAGTTGTTTGCATTAGCGCCCGACAGTGCAATGGCAGAGGCGTGCCGGGCCGAAATGGACAGCCTGACAAAACGAATGTCTGCCGATGAACTCGCCGCCGTCAACAAGATACAGGCGGCCGTTATTGAAATCGGGGAGGCGAGCGATGGACGCTAAGAAAGTGCTGCCGGTGCTGAAGACAGCCGCCACGCATTGGCACTATACCGATAGCCAAAACCGAGATTATTACGGATGCATGGAATGTCAAAAGGGCAACGAATGCTCTGGCACACACAAGCATAAGCCCGACTGCGAACTCGCCCTCCTAATCGCCGAAGCCGAGCAAGAAGTCGCGACCGGCAAACCGACAATCAAGGGCGTAATTGAATTGCTCTACGGCACGCGAAAGGGGCAGACCCGCGAGGAATATCTTGAGCGCAGCAGGAAGGCGTGCGAGGAATGGGGGCCAGTCGTTCTATACTTTGCTGAGGAAGAGTACGGCAACGCAGCGGCAAAACTCGCTGAACTGGGGTACGTGAAGTCGGACGGCAGAGACGGGCATACGCAAGGGGAGTGGTATGAAACCGCGACTGGCGGATGGAAGCCGGGAAGTGAGCCGCCGGATAACTGGCGTGATGTAGAAATAAAAACTCTGGGGTCGTACGTTGATGAATGCTGGTTAGCATCTAACGGAACACCAATTCCCGCTCCTTCTGAGTGGCGCGACCTCCCGCCGCTGCCGAAGGAGAGCGAGGTGAAACCGTGAGCACCGATCCAACATGGTTCCAGAAGCAACTCGACATTGCCAGCGAACGCGCCGATCAATTGCCGGATTGGGCAAAGAAGCAGGCAGGCGTCCCGACGTTTGAGGTTGATGACAAGGCTATGCTCGACTGGCTTGAGAAGCGATCGTGCCACGGAACCGAAATCGCGTGCTTTCAAGGACGGCACGGAAACGAGGTAATGGTAGTTACAGAAACCGGATGGGATGGCGAGGGCGACGATGCGAGGCATTTCGGCAGGACAGTACGCGATGCGATCCGTGCGGCCATGAAAGCCGAGGTGCTAAGCACGACCAGTCGCCCTGGCATCCACGCAGTATTGTTGTGTCCCCAATGCAAACAACACGTAATCACTCCGCATCGATGCGACAAGGACGGGTCGGGCGAATACCTCGTAGAGTTTGTGCGCGCTCCTGTGGTGCGTAGACCGCCTGTATTCCTTGACCCTCGAGACTTTGAAGACGAGGAGGCGGATCGATGACCGGCCCGCGCCGCCTCTGCCATTCAAGGAAGGATGTTGGAATTGAATAATCAACCCTGTTGGGCCGTAAAGCACGGTGACATGACCAAGTTTCTTTCGAGCGAGGAAGAGGCTGCATTAGAGAGAAGGAGATTGATTGATCGTGGCATCAAGCCGCAGAAGATCACGATAGAGTATTTACCGGAATGGCCGACGCACGATCCGCCCATGACGGCTGACAAGATGCTGGCCGCTTGGCGTCGTCTTCAAGCGGAATGTGTAGAGGTTACATTCGAAAGCGATTTCCTTCCGTGGGATGGTGTCGTGGTATGTCGCATCCACAATGACCAACTTGCTAACGACTTCGTGGAGGCAAGAGACAAAGACCCGCAGGTAGCATTCGAGCGAGCGTACAAAGCATATAAAGATACGCCACAAGGAGGCAGGGTTTGATCTTAAAAGGTATACAAATAACGAGCAATTTGGGGTAAAATAAATGGGTATGCAGAGGCGTGTTGGCACACCCTCTGCGTGGACAATCGCCTTGGATTAGAAGGAGATCATCATGACTAGTTTACCCCGTTTAAGCGGTGCTGCCGCGAATTATACCCCTTGGTCTACAGAAGAAGACGATTACCTGCGTGAGTTTTACCCATCGGTGCCGATCTCACAAATCGCGGAAGCGCTCAACCGCAGCAGTTCGTCCGTTGAAACACGGGCGAATCGTTTACGGATAAGAAAAATTCGATGGCACGTGCGAAAGTGGTCCCCGCAAAAGTTCTTATCAGTACTGAAAGTGCAAGAAGACGGGTGCTGGATTTGGCCCGGCAAGAGCGACGGCTCTGGGTACGGCGTGATACATCACAACGGAAAAAACTTGCGCACTCACAAATACAGCTATACGGTTGTTTTTGGCCGCGTGGTGACAAAGGAAGTCTTACACCACATTTGCCATAACAAGCTTTGTGTCAATCCTGACCATCTTGAGGACTTAACGCACTCCGAGCATACATTTGTGACTCCGGGCACACCTTCTTACAACAATCGTCTCAAAACACATTGCATCCGTGGTCACGAGTTCTCTCCCGAAAACACTTACATCCGTCAGCTAAAAAACACTACTGGACGCGTGTGCAGGAAATGCACTACGATTCGGCAGCAGGCACAGGATGCGCGAAAAAAACATGGCCAAAACAATTAGATTATGTAGTCTTTGCAAACTCCGGCACGCTGAACCGTGGTCCACAGATTGCAAATTGTGCATGGGGCTAGAGCGGGAGCGGAGGAAGCCGAGGTCATTCGTTCCACTTTTCGGTTCAGAGATCAGGGTGCTCCCAAACGTCGGCGAGTGTATACGGCACAGGCGCAGGGGATGTCAGGAATGTGTGGGGGAGAACAAGTAACATGTCAAAATACGCAAGCGACACGCGGGTGACGGTCGCGACCAGTAAGACTGAGATAGAGCGCATTCTGCAACGCTACGGAGCCGACCAGTTTATGCACGGGTGGAACGCTGAAAATGCCGTGATAGGGTTCAGGGTGCAGTCGCGCTTCATCAGAATGGTTCTTCCGCTGCCAGATCGCAAGGATAAGCAGATTACGCACACCGAAACCGGCAAACTGCGCGTCCAGAACTCACAGAATGAATTCTACGAGCAGGCTTGCAGGCAACGATGGCGCGCGCTCGTTTTGATCCTCAAAGCCAAACTTGAAGCGATTGAGTGCGGTGTCAGTACGATCGAGCGCGAGTTCCTGGCCGATACTGTGATGGAGAATGGCATGACCGTCCACGAATGGGCGGAGCCGCAACTGCGTGAAATGTATCAGAACGGCAAGATGCCACCGCTTCTGCCGGGCGTTGCCCAATTGAGGATAAGTGCGTCCTAGAACACCACCGCCGCAAACTGCCCGAACACAACCGTCTGCGCCGCACCCGTCCCCTTCGAATAAGTGACGACGAGTTCCTTCAGCACGCCCGGATACGGGTCTTTCGGATTGACGCCCCAACTCGGATCGCTCAGGCACGGGCCGTTGCCGTTGACGCTCGCATCCGAGTACACGAAGAACGGCTTGCCGGACGCCACAAGCGCCTGCACGACGGCCGTGGCGTCTTTGAACGTTGTCGTGCTAGCGACCTGGCGGTACTTGGCACTCAGGATCGTGATGGCTGTTCCGGTGTCGGTCGTGTCGCCGCCGCCGCCTGGCGTAAGTGCCGCAATCGCGATAGCGTCAGCCTTCGCCTGGGTTTCCAGAGCGGCGACGCGGGTCAACAAACCATCAACTCTCGGGTCAATCGCCACGTCTCCCGCCCTCCTCGTAATCGTATAGTCGCCGACGCCTGAAAATATCATCTCGTAGTTGGCCCGCATCTCGCGCAGGAACACCGTTGCAAGAGGCGTCGTCTCATCCCAACCCGCAAGGCTAAATTGCGCCCACGGGTCGTAGAGCACTGCCACAGAGCCGCCTGCCAGCAACGCTCTCTGGAGAGGCCAGTACCTCATCATCCAACCGTTGCTGCAAAACATCAAGGCGACTGCGATCATCACGTTACCGCTCGCGAAGTCGGCCATGCTCCCGGTGTTGTATTCTCCAACACCGCCGTCACGACCAATTCCGCCGTCGAAGAAACCGCCGACTAGAAACCTTTTACCCTTGTTGACCGTGAAGAAATGCCATCTATCGGCGTCAACTGAGGTAGTCAAATCCGTGACGTGAACCTCTCCTCCAACAACGGACTGAAGGTCGCTAATGATTTGAGCACGTATCGGCTGTATCTGGTCGAGATAGTCCACAAAGCATCCATCTGTTCCGTAGTCAAACGCGCCCGTTCGATACGCTTGATTGAATGCCATCATGCGGTCGAACATCGCCTGCTCAGTGCCAATCTGAACGAGGTTCGAGCCATCAATTAACGAGCAGGTGCGCACCGCCGGGGAACTCGCGAAGCCTCCCGACTGAAGGAACGTTCCATCGGCTTGCGGCCACCACGAGTCCAGGCTGTCGTTGCAGTAAGGCGCAACGCACTCCCCGGCACGCATGGTTCCATCCGGATTGAGGTGGCCGTCAATAACGCTTCTAACGAGCGGCAGAGGCACGCGTCCGAACAACTGCGTATGGTTAGGTTTGTGGCTCTGGATAATGTCCCAGACGGACTGAACGCTAGCATCGGCGGGGAGCGTCAGAGGAGTGACGGTATGTCCCTCCTTGCCGACCTGGTCAAGCCATGTGTTGATAGCGGCGGGGTTGTCAATGGCCGTCTGGCTTGCTGTGAGAGCTATAATGTTCACGCGTTTTGCCTTTGCCCCCTCACCACGCACCGCACCACCGCCTCCTCCATCCTCCTCCTCCGCTCGGCATACGCCGCCAGAATGCGCTTCCGAGCGGCACGGCGGGCTGGGGGTTCGGGGGCCGGGCGGCGTTTGCGGTAGTTGGAGGTGTTGTCAGTGCTCATGCCTTCACCATCCATCCGCCGCCGTTGCCACGGCTGACATCACCGTCCGCATTCATGCCCGCGATTGTGGCCGACGGGAGTTGCTTGAGGTTCCAATCGGCATAGTCGGCCCCGCTGTGTCCCGGTGATTGGTCTATCCATGTGAACGAAACTAACCCTGCATCGTGCAGGAACTTGCAGACTGCGCCGGGTCCGTACACACCGACCTCGTACGTCGTCTTACCGATTTGACCGTGCCGCTGAAGGCTCTCTCGGACTGCCTGAAAATACTGGACTACTTTGGTCGGGTTGATGTCGAGATCGACCGCGTAGTAAATCGGTGAGTTGAACGGCTGTCCTAGATGTTGGCAAAAAGCGAATGAACCTGCTCCGTCCATTAGTCCCTGCGCCCGCGTGAAGTAGCTTTCCTGGTCGCCTATCTCCCACACGGTGCAGATGTAGATACCCGCCTTCGAAAGTGCCCGCACTTCCTCCGGTGTCATGTTCTTCCACGCACTGTGGGAGGCGTACCTGCACACGAAGGAGATGCCTGCCGCCTTGATCGCTGGAATATGAGGCGTGCAATCTTGAGTTGTATCAAGGCCGTGTGATGTGCTCATCTTATCGCACTCCAATCCTTGCCCGTCGTATCCACTCTCACCGGCCCCCGATTGTGCAGGATGTTCTCGCGCTTGCGCATCTCATCAGCGACGTTGTACGGGATCGAGATGAAGCCGATAGGCGTGAAAGGAGAACGCAGTCGGAGGATGACACGCTTCTCGCCGCGCCATTGATCTTGGCGGGTTGTGGTGTCGATGCTCATGGCGATAAAACTCCAGACAAAGAAAAATCCGCCACCCGTTTGAGTAGCGGAACGTCGGGTACGTATTCGGTTTCGGCCTCGTGATAGCCGAACGGCGGTTCCTCGTTCAGCGGCGGATCGTGCTCCCACGGCGTGCCGCGCAGATCGTAAGCCATCGCCTCATTTCGGCGGCGCGTGTTCCATCCGTGGCATTCGCAATGGCCGATAATGTGTGAACACTTCCCGCATTCGCGCCAACGCAAGCGATCGCAATTCCAATTGCGCCCCTCGTTCCTCATGAACGAACGAAGCGTGTCCTGCCAGCGCGCCCCGCGATAGCGAGGGAACATGCTGCGCGCAACCTGGTCGTCGTTGAAATCATCCACGGCGCGGTTGTAGGCGGCCTTCGTGCGCTTCTCACGCTGCGCCCGCCGCCAGTCTCTTGTTCTCACTCGTCTCCTCCTGTAAGTGCTAAGACAGCACTACAGGAAGGTAAATCGCGGTTTCATGCGGTTCTCCGGTGACAAACTAAAAGCGCGCCGGTCCTTGTTCAGAAGCGGCGCGCCGACCCGGTGAATTACCAGACCCACTGTGGTTTTGATCTGCGGGCCGGTCGCTACTCCGGCTTGTGTTCATCGATCTTGCGGAACGACTGCAAACCCCGTCGGCTTATAGTCTAATCACCAACGGTAGGGAACACCAGGCTTTACTTGAGCGTGTCGATTAAGGGAGCCAACCTTCGTTGTCCCTCCACGCCGCCGCAGGATCAAATCGGTAAATCGGTGGGACGGTTTTTAGAGTGGGCCGCGTCCCGGTACCACTTGGTTGCGTACCCGGACTTCTATTATATCGCAGGCGGCCCGGATGGATCAGCAGGCGGCGGTGTAACCGTGCTTATGCTGCTTACACTCGTGGTCTGGTTGGGCAAGAACCGCTCATACGGCACCAGCACGCCAATAAACACGAAAAGGGCATGGTCTATGATGGCAGGTACCGGCAATTTCGCCAGCGTCAGAGCCACCTCTGCTAGCATCGCGACGATGATTGCCCAGATGATAGGATTTATCTTGCTCATGCCGCCTCCCCGCCCGGAGGAGGGTCCGTCGTCACCAGTCCGCTATTCACTACCGGCTCGCTCATCTCGGGCGGCACGCTTGGCGTCTGTGTCAGGTAAATCGGTGGTGGGTTCGCCGTGCGCAGAGGCAGGGCGTTCGCCTCGCAGAACCATGTCTCAAGCTCTTCGTGCTCAGCCTCCGTCAATTCCAGACGCTTGCCCGTCGAAAGCGTAAGCGCACGAGCCGTAATCTCGCTGATCATTCGATAATCCCTTTCACCGCTTACAGCTTGCCGAAGCCGATATTTACGGGTTGCGCTTTCATTGCTCAGCCTTAACAACAGGCTCATCCTTGTTGTCGAATACGACACCCGACGCAGTCACGGCGTCCTTCACATCATCGAAATGAAGGCATTCCCGGAGGTTCGGAGATGGATCAGAAGGCGACACCGGAGCAAGCCGACCGTTGCAGTAGTTGTTGCCAGCGACGGCATCGTACAGTATGCCGATGACAGGTGCCCCATATGTTGGGAATAGCACAACCTTGTCCCCGATTTTCGCTTCGCGGCCATTCTTGTAATGCATTTCTCGTGTCCTTTCAATCCAACCGAAGGTTCATGATTTCTGCAGGAACGCGCTCTGCCTTTGCTTCTCTGTCGATAATCGGCGCGACCGTCTTGTGCGCCCTCTGAAACGCCTGCACGATCTGCTCAATCACGACTTCGCGCCGCTGTTTCATCTCAGCGATTTCGCGATCTATTCGATTAGTCATACGGTTCCCCTCAGATCATGCGCTAGGGCCTCTCAGTGCCACGCACAGGCTACGGGAATGCCCTGCCGTCTAGCCTCGTATCCTGCCTCACGCCATTCAAATCATAGATCAACTCAATCGAGAACTTCACCGAAAAGAGCTGCACGATCGGCCTCACCGCAATCCGCGCATTCGCCTCGGAAACGCCGTCGAGCGTGATCGTCGCGTGCCCCTTGGCGTCAATCGTCGCCTTGATCGTATCGACCTTCGAAGGGTCCACGAGGTCGGCGTAGGTCCACGAGGCCGTCGCAATCTGATGGATCGGATCGAAGCCCACGCTGTGAGCCGTGACCTTCGCCTTCTGAACGCCCTGGAAAGAAACGTGGTCCCACCGATCTGGCGGCAGGGCTTTGAACGCACCGACCGGCAGGTTCCCGGCAAGCCCCTTGATTTCGTTGAATAGGTCTATGCTCATTGTTTTCTCCTCAGTACCTCGGATACCAGAACCCCGGCGCGATGTGCAGGAACACCTGCAACAGCCAGATCAAGCACAGGACCGCAAGCACGACCTGCACGACCTGCTTGACAACCGGGTCAAGTGGTAGCTTACCGATACAGTAGAAGATCAGCCACACCACCAGTGCTGTTATAAGTAAACTGATTAACAATGACATTGCCTTGCCTCCGTTACCCAATCAAATCCTTATCCGGATGTAGTTGCTGTATCCTCCGCCTCATGCTCTCGCACTCCCCGGAGAGCCGCTTATTCTCCGTCTTCATCGCCGCGAACTCCATGTCACGCGCCTGCATCGCGATCTTGAGTGTCGCGTTCTCAGCGCGCAGGTCGGCGTTTTCCTGCTTGACTGCCAGTATCTCCTGCCGCGCTGCCAGCGTCTCGCTCCTGCTCGTTTGCAGTTCCGCCTCGATTGAGTGGAGCTTGTTCTCCATGCCGTCAAAACGGTTCGTGAACGCCTGCGCCCGCTCCTCGGATAGCTTATTGTCGGCATCCTTGCTTTCGAGGATTTTTGAGAGCAGGCTATAGCGCGACGTGACGAACGCGACGATCACGAGACCGGCAGTGCCTATACAGGCTATGGCGATCGTCAGGTATGTGGGGGCGTTCCAACCGGGCGTAAATGTAGGCATGTGCCGCTTCGTCCCTTGAATAGTCGTTACCGCTTGCATTCGCCTATCCTATCACGAGGTGATGGCGGGTATGTATGCGCCAGAAAAGTGACGATGATAAAAAAGATTTATGGCCCGTACGGCGTCTTAACCGTGACCCCGACAACCGAAATCCGGTCCCGCCCGTTGCTGTCGATCATCGTAAAACACAACTCGTAGACCCCAGGCGCGAGCGTCAGCCCGGCGTTCGTGAGATCCATGAGCCACCACGCCTGCGGCCCGCTCGACGCCCCGCTCGTGAAGTCGGTCACAGCGAGCGCATCGACGCCGCCCGCCACAGCCCCGGCTGCGTCGTAGAGGGTTACGGTGCCGGAAGCGAACGTAAGAGTGCCGCTGTCGGGGTCGTACTCAGGCGAGTAGATCAAGTCCTTCTCGCCCTGTCGGATTACCGTGTAAACGTCAGCCACGCCCGCCTCCTCCGCCTAGAGTTGTTTTACGTCCGCCGCCTGAATACGAGACCTTGCGGCCGCCTCCTCGGAAGGTGACGCGGACATCGGGCGTCGTGACCGGAACAGTTTTCCCGGCAAACGACCCGTACCTTCTCATGCTCATCGCGCCGAAGGAGATCGGCTGCGTGATCTTGCCGACCGTGCGCGGCGAACCGCCGTAGTAGGCGGCACGAACGCTGGCGCGCTGGCTAGCGATCACCGCCGCGCCCGCCGCGTTCGGATGCACGCCGTCGCCGCTGTTGTAGATCGATTTAAGGTCGTCGATCTGGCCCGTCGAAGATCGGATTTGCCCGAGCAGGTCGTGGCACGATACGATCCGCACCGTCGCCTTTCCGACCCCCCACGCCGCGTAGTTCGTGTTGAACGTTCGGATGGTCGCTGCTTGCAGGTCGGTGAAGTTGCTGTCGGGGAGTATCTCGTCCACGAACATCGGGCGCGAGCCGCAGAGCGCGTAGATCGCATCAAGATCGCTCTGGACTTGGTTCCACGTTCGACCGTTGAAGATGTCGTTGACGCCGCAGTGGAACCAATATTCGAGGTTGTTCAGGTCGCTCGACTGGTGGACGGCGGTCCCACTCTGCATCGCCGGCATCGCCGTGCCCAGCACCCACGACCACTGCTTACTGCCCGACGAGTAATCCTGGTAGGTAAAACTGCTCCCGACGCTCGTGCGCATACAGAAGCCGAGCTCCGCCGAAATGTCGCCTGCGGGTCCCGTAAGGTCGAGGAACGTGCTGTAACTGCTCCCGTGCCCCGCCTCGATGCTGTCGCCCGACATACCCGCAACAGGCGCAAGTCCGAACGCCTCCAGACACAGGTCGAGATTATCAATGCTGCCGCTGAAGTTCTGGTTGGCCCCAGTGTTATCGCCCGCAAGCCACTTGATCGTCCCGGAGGTCGCCGCACGCGTCAGGCACGCCCCGACGCTCGTGCTTCCGTCGTAGTCGATCCAGTAGCCGAGCACGTCGCCGGGCGCGACTCCGGTAATCGGGGTGCCGAGGACCTTCGTCTGCGTGCTGCCGGATACTGGCGTAAACTTCTCGCTCTCGCCTACGAAGTCCCAGTTGCTTCCGTTTGGTCGGAAGACCTTGAACTTCATGCCGTTGGCTATGGAGCCGTGCGCGAGGTACTTGACGCTCGTGATCGTCCCGTTTTGCAGCAGTCGGTTGCTGAAGTAGACGCCGAGGAAGGTTCGCCCCGTTCCTGCCGTGCCGCCGCTGATAGGCGTGTTGTCGGCGAAACTCTTAGACCCGGCCCCGCCGTAAGAGGCATCGGACATGCGTTATGCCTCCCTACACCACAGAAAAGGTAAAGGAAACCATCATAGTATATGATCTCAAAACGTATACGAATGACGAGCAATTCGGGGTATAATGTAGGGGTATGCAGAGGCGTGTTGGCACACCCTCTGCGTGGACATTCGCCTTGGTTAAGAAGGAGAACATCATGCCCAGTTTACCTCGTATTGCTCCTCGAATTTGGACACCCGAATAAAAAGCCTACCTGCGCGAAAACTACATGTCACAATCCCATCCAGAGATAGGGAAAGTTCTTAACCGTACAGCCGGTTCTGTATCTTGGCAATGCTCCACAATGGGGCTAAAAAGCAGTGTGCCCTGGACCCCTGAACGTTTTTTTGCCGCTGTTCAGAAGCAAGAGAACGGATGTTGGTTATGGTGCGGCACTCCGACAGAACGCGGATACGCCCGACTAATTATTCACGGTAAGCACTACGGTGCACACCGATACGCGCTTGAAATTACCATCGGGAGAGAACTCCTGCTAGGTGAACAAGCGTGCCATAAATGCGATGTTCGTAATTGTGTTAACCCGGATCACCTCTTCGTTGGAACGCAAAAAGACAATATTGCGGACGCCATGAGCAAGGGCAGAATGTCAATGCAGCGACCTGATTTCCCCCGTCATCACGGTGTAGGCATAAACGCTTCTCGGTTTACCCTGTCCGAAGATGATGTGCGTACTATCCACAGGTTGAGATCCGAGGGATGGACACAACAACGCATAGGCGATCATGTTGGAACATCCCAACGCAACGTGTCATGGATATTGCGCGGCAAAGGTTGGTCACACATCAAACTATAGAAAATTGGTCGCCCGCCTGGGGCGCGTCAGTTAGTGCCGTGACCGTCAGGACCGGCAGAGAAGCCGCGCTAGAGGCCGTGATGTCGGTTGCCTGCCCGCGCAGAGCGGTCGTCGTGGTCGTGCGATCGAAGATGACGATCCGCCCCTTGAACTGGTCGGCGTGGACACCGGCAGGCGTCATCGCGCTGGTGACAATGCTGGTGGTCGTCGAGGCCGAGCCGACCGTGCCGCGCCCGACGACGCGATCGGCGAACGCTTCTGCGGCCGCAATGTCGGCTGCGATCGAAGCACCTGCGGGCGCGCCAAGCCGCGCGTAGTTGTCGCCGGTCTGAGGAGTGTTGCCGGTATAGGTCGTTACGGTATCGACGAGCGTGACCCGCGCCTGAGTGTCGGCGGGTTTCGTGCGGCTGCTGATCGTCGCGTCGAGGTTCGCGAGCAAATCGCCCCGTGCGTTCGTGTAGTGCGCCGCGTCGGGGATCGCGGCCGGGAAGGTCGCAGCGAGGAACCCGGTCGGCTGGCTGTACGTCGCCATGCGCGAGCTGGTCGCGGCGTCGATGTTCGCCTTCACGAGTGCGCCGAAACTGCCAGCGGTGTTGAAGTCAGTCCCGTTCATCAAGTCGGTGAAGATCGCAGCCGTAATCTGCGCGGTAGTCGGAGCCGTTGCGCCCGGCACGCTATCGAAGCCCATGATCGCAAACGTCGTGCTGCTATCCGGGTTGGTCGTCCATGCAGACACAGAAGCGACCTTTGTGCTGCCCACGTAAGCGGTGATAAACCTCGCCTGGCCTGCGCCCGTCCCGCCTGTCAGGATAATCAGGCAGTTCACGTAGAAGCTATTCGATGCGCTTGCGCCGCTGTCGAGCGTTATCGACGTGCTGCCACCCGCCTGTGCGGTATTTGACCTGATGCTCTGTAGACCCGTGTCAGCGGCGAACGTAGCGCGATCTATGGCCCCATCCGCGATTGCCGCCGCCGTGACGACGTTTGCCGCCATCGCGCCCACGCTGCTATCCATACGCCCGCTCACGAGGGCCGCAGGGAGCCGACCGGGGATCGTCGTGCCGGTGTCTGTCTTGATAGATGCGATGTCGGCAGAGGCAGAAGCGCCAGCAGGTGCTCCGATCCTCGCGTAACTATCGCCCGTCTGGTTGACACTCGCGGTCGTGAAGACGGAGGAGGCGACGTTGAACATCGTCTGGAAAGCCGCTGCGATACGACCGGCCGCACCCTCTGTCAGTGCCGTAAACAGCATGTAGCCGACCGCCGCCAGCGGAACCGCCTCGATCTGAAACACAGAGGTATTGTCCGGGTTCGTCGTCCAAGTGCCGCCACCGGGTCGTGTGATCGTCGCGACCTTCGTGGACCCAACGTACGAGGCGATGTTCGCGACCTGCCCCGATCCGGTCCCGCTGATGATCTTGATACTGTGCGTGCTGTAGATGTTATCTGTGGCAGAAGCGCCGCTGTCGAGCGTGATCGTCGTCGAGGTGCCTGCCTGTGCTGTTCCGCGCCTGCCGAGGCGGTTGAGCATCATCAGGAGCGCTTCGCCGACGGTTCCGGCGGTTGGGCTGGTCGGGACGGCTTGCGCCATATCGTGCGCTACGTAGCCTGCTGCGCCGACACTGGTAGTGCCGAGTATCTTCTGAATGTTCGCGTCACCGATCCCACTACTATCGACTGCAATCGTCCTGCCGCTCGTAGTGCTCGCGAGCGTGCCGTTCGTAATCAGTGTGTCATAGACCGCCGCAGGGAGGACCATGATCTCGACCGGCGGCATCTGGTAGGTCGATTTGTTACACCGGATTTGCAGGCGTCCGATGGTGTCCATGTTGCCCGTCGTCGTCACGAGCGTATAGTGCCCGTTATCCACGTGGGTGAGGGTCGCTGCGCTCGCCATAGCCGCGCTGCTGCCGTCGTGCTTACGGAGCGTGAGGTCGCCGATGACAGCGCCAGTGTATTCCGCGCCGGTGCTGTCGAGGATCGGGCCGACGGTGATAGTTGCGGCAGTAGAAAGTTTAGCCCAGAGCATCCTACATCATCCTTCCAGCACACAGGATACGGCGGCGGCGGTTGCCGGTTGCGGGTGTGGCGTACGAGTAGAACTTGGTCGCGGGCGGCGGCGCGATTATGGCGAACGGACTATTCGTCAGGTTAATGATTTCGGTACCGGTCGCCTGAAACGGCACGACGTATAAAAAGCCGTAATCCGCGAGATCGGAGGTAAGTACGCCCGTCGCTTGGCCGATGCAGAACGGGTTGCTGTCGGTCGTCCTCGTCGGAGTGGCCGCGTTGCTTGCGCGCTTAACGCCGTTCTGCCAAATCTCCATCCCGCGAGCGCCGACCGTAAACGCCCAGATGTCGTCTCCGAAACTTAGACCCGCAATAGACAGACGAGTAGTTCCCGAAGTGTTGCCGCCGTAATCCCAATACACGGTTCCGTCACTGTATGGCAGGAGAGCGTCACACTCGAATGTTGAGCCTCCGGAGCCTCCGCCGTTCCCAAATGCTGCCGATGTCCGATTGGTTGTGTCCCGTTTTCTGCTGCCTATGAAAAACGTAGCAGGGCCGACTGGTAGCAGTGTAGTATCGGGCAATAGTGCGGGGTGCGTACTCGTAGACACAGACGAAAACGCTGGACCGGACAGCTTCTTTCCAGGCCCCCATACCGGCATTGTGCCTGCGTTTTGAACTGTAAGGATTTTAGTGCGCAGTTCACACGGCAGACCGCCATTTTCGTTGAAAAGCCAGTACAACCCCTTCGGGTGAAATAGCGGATGCCCGTAATTGAGCGTGGACCCGACCGGTGGTTTCTGGTTGCCCCATGACCCGCGTAGCATTTAGTTCTGGCTCCAGAAGATCGGTCGATACGCCACCACGCACCCAGTTCCGAGTGCAGCGCCGCAATTGTTCCGCAGAGCGAGGCTCCATCCGTCCGGCATGGCCTGCCCGAACAACTGAGACAAAAGAAACCAACCGTCGATTGGCTGGCTCGTGATCTTGTAAGGCAGCGCAATCGGCCCTTTCATGCTGTTCGGATCAGAGATCGAAGCCGTACCCTCTGAGCCGGTCGGCCTGGTCGTCGTCCCAAAGTTCGCGGCAGGCGTCCACACGGACCCATCGTAAATCCACGGTACGCCATAGACGTAAATCGCCTGGTCGTTTGCCGGGGAAGTCGCCGCCGTCGACAGCAGGATTTGCACCTCGAAGTCATCCGCAAACACGCTTGTTCGGTTGTCTACGCGCGCACTCTGCCAGCCTGCAAACGGATCGGACGTGTCGATCGCGAGTGACTGGAGGTTCGTCACGGTCATAGCCGTATACGTGCTGTAATCTTGCCTGGTCTGAGTGCTCATTCAGGTTCCCTTACAGCGCCACGTTGAAGAGTTGGCCGGGACGACTGGCATTCGCGTTAACCTGTGTACCTGCGTTGAAGGTGTTGAAATCGACCAGGATTTGCAGTGCGTTGTTCAGGTCGTTCGGGCTGACGGTGCGGGTTATGTTCGGGTAAACGCGCGGGTCAATGACGTGAGCAGCATTCGGAGCGCCGTCCACCGTACCCAGGCCGCCATCTGTAGCAACCGCTGTGGTTGTAAGCGTCGCCCATCGGTTCCCAATCGGACTGACGCCGTTCTCGGTCACGAGCGCCGCCACTCGCTTCTTAAGTTCAAGGATTTGCTGACACATCTGGATCACTGCGTTCGCCTCGTCAACCGCTATATCACTCGCTAGTCTTGCCAATGTTCTTGTCCTTCCTGCCAAACGAAAAAATCGCGACCGACGAATAATCGCCGCCCGCGTGCTAAACTATCCAACCATGCCGACAAAATCTCAAACCGTAGGCTCGTGCTCCTGCATCACCATCCTCGCCCTCTTCGTCGCCGCCTTCGCCATCCTCCGCCTGTTCGTAGACCGCGAGACGGCCGCCAACATCGAGGCGGGGGTGATCCTCGGGGTGATTGTGGTGGTGGGTTTGGTGGCGGGGGTGACGAGGCGGCGGTGACTACAGGAACGTAGCCCCGCATCGCCGTCTTGCCACCGCCGTTACCACCGTCTCGAATAGGAAGTCGTCGCTGTAAACAAAGTCGGCCCCAGTTCCTCGCTGCATCGAGATGCCCGATTTCCCGACCCCGGAGATGCTACTGTCCGTCACGGTTATCGCATCCTGCTTACCGGTCACGAATGATCCGCTGCTATTCAGCCACTTGCCGTCTGAGACCCGCTTCACGCGCAAGATGATGGTCGTACCGACCGTGCGGCAGTAAAGTACGTAACTGTCAGTGAGCGAGAGCGTGAGGCTGCCAATCGTCCCGAGTAGTGTCGGGGTACCGCCGACGAGCTTCCGCAGAAACACCGCAGGCCCGCCCGCTCCCGCAAAGTGGAGTTGCGAGACGTAGCTCGTGATCCCCGACTGAAGCGTGCTCGCCGTCGTCATCCTGCAGAAGACGTAGCACGCGATGTTCGTCCCCGCGCCGCTGAACAGGAAGGTGGCGCTCGTCATCGCATCGCCGCCGTTGCCGTCGTTGTTCGTGTTCCAGAAGGCGACCGTCGTGACAGCGGTATTTGTGTTTTGAACGCCGTTTGCAGCCGAAGCGAAAACCGATGTCTCGGTCCCCCACGCCGCAACGGTAGACCATCCGGATGGGATCGCCGGTGCCGTGACACCATCCCAGCTTTCGGCCTTCACGATTGCCATCGACTACTGCTGCTCCAAGATTACGTCGATATTCCATCCAGTCGCGGTAGCCAAGGTCGTAACAGAAAATCTCAACTTGTCGCCGGATGCAACCGTTCCGAGCATAGATGTAACTTCACCCTCATAATCTCCGCTGCTGAACGTAATCGTTCCGACTGTCGAGCCGCTCCCAAACACCGCGTTCCCGACCGTGCTCTTTTGGATCACTACGACAGGTGCCCCGCCCGCCGTGTTTACTCGCAGGAAGATGCTCTTGACGTTCCACGTGATCGAACTACCGTCGGTCGGATTGAACGGGACTCGCTTTTCGGCGATGTCAGCCCCGGTTCCCGCCGGGGTAAACGCTTCGCACAGCGAAATCACGCACGCACGTTTCTGTGAAATCCCGTAGGCGTCGTTCGTGATGATCCACTCATCTGCCGCGATCTTGCTCAAGATCATCGACGCGTACTGCTGGATTGCACTCAACCCACCGCTGTTGTGGAGCGTGACACCACCTGCAGGGGAGAGCGTGACGAGCCCGGTCCCTAGCTGTCGAACGACGATCCTCGCGCCGATCGGGATCGCTACCGAAGCAAACGTCGGGACTGTTACCGTGATCGCCGAAGAGTTGTTGAACGCCTGAACGCTGCCCGTGTCGCCCGCCGCCAGCGTATAGGTCGTGCCCGTCCTGATGCGTAGGTATTCGAGGCTCGGGTTCAGCGTCGTGACGCGCCAAATCCCGTCCGAGCCGGAACCTTTCAGCCCCCTTAGTTCCCAATACTGACCCGGCCCCATCGTCAGCGTGCTCACCGCTTCGATCATATCGCCCGAGAACGCGGCCACGATGATGTTGAAGGCGCTGTTGTTGACGAACATGTACGTGAGTTGCTTATCGCCGCTCGCGATCAACTGCGGGAGCGTGAAGTTCACATCCGCCGCCACGCCGGAATTGTACATGTAGGTGTAGAGGTCGCCGTTGCTCGTGATCGTGACGCCGGTATCGAGCAGTCCGCCGATGGTTGCGGTGTTGGTCTCGCCGATCGTGAACGTCTTGCCTGACCGCGAGATCGTGACATTTGCGCCCGGATCGAGGATCAGGTCGCCTTGCTGTCCGGTCGTTTCGCCGGTCTTCTTGATGCTGTTGACGCCCGCGCTCTCGACGACCTGATTGGTGTTGCCGCCGCCGACCTGAGCGCCTGATCCGGAAACAACCGAGTAAGGGCTGCTGTTGGTGCGAAGCAGCGGTACGATGTCGTTGAACTGCGGCGGCGTCTGAGGTGTGTACGGCACGCCGTGCATATAAACCCCGGCCCCGTTCGCATCGATCATGCCGACATCGAGGATAAGCTCGCGTGCGGTCTTGTCGATCAAGATGACGCGGCCGGATTGGATCGATCGATCCGCTCGCGCGCCGTAATCGCTCTTGTCTGCGGTCTGGATGAGGTTCTTGATAAGCATTGGCTACGGTATCACGCACGATGTGTGATTGCCACGCACCGGTTTCCACGACCGAGTGTTCACGCTGTTCCAAATCTGCCAATGCAAGGTCACACCGGAAAGGTTCGTAGTGGTCCTCATCGTGAGCGTAAAATCCAATTGGCCGAATGTTACGTTGTCCCACTCACGCCCTTGTAAAATCCGATTTGGAGCCCACCAGTGCCACGCTCCGTCGCCGATAAGCCATCCGTGGTCTAAATCTGCCGGAACGCTCAGGTTAGCGCGCCAGTACCCTTGCGTGAAGCCGCACCCAGGCGCGGTGTGCAGGCTCAGGAATTGGTAGGTGTAGTAGCCTTGCGCGTCAGGGCCTTCGACTGAAACTACGCCGATAGTAAAATCGGTGATCGTGTAGCAAGTGATGTTTCCGCTAATGCTTCCCGGCGTAGCCGAAAGGACCGCGCTCGCTAGACTTTCATTCCCTTCGGCGTCCACTGAAGTGAGGTACACCCACACCTGCACGGAAAGTCCAGGGCCGAGAATGCGCGCACCGGCTGCAGGGGTT